CCTCGGTCGTCAATGAGGAATATCTCCCACTGATACCAGCCAGCCATGACCGGGCGACCGTCTCTACCGCAGTCAAACCATTGTGTCAGCTCTTGCCGGTCCGAAGATGCGCCGTCGAACCCGTCAGTCGAGAGGGACGCTGCGCAATCGGTCGTGGTTTCTTCGGTCGTCATTTCGCAGCGCCCCTCACTTCAACGTTGTGCCCCTTGCAGCGTGCGGCCAGCTCTACCAGCCAGCTCGCCAGCTCGGGAGGGGTGTGTTCCCGTTCTGCCTTCGTTATGTGCGGCCGGTAGTCATCGCGCTTCCGGCTCTGCACCACGTAAGCCGCCTCACCAAGCACCAGCGGCATGTCCGGCTGGTCGCGCGGTTCGCAGCCAACGACGTAAAACCACGTCGCCTTTTCGGCCTTGTGCCCCCACCACTTCTGCGGGGCCGCCAGCGTCCACCCGCCGAAGGAATCACGCTCGCCAGGTCGCGGCAGGCTCTGCGCTGGCCACAGCGTCGAGCCTGCCGGGGGCTCGAGCACGCCGCCAAATTCCCGCACCAGGGCAACAGCCAGGCGGCCAAGGTTTCGCTCGTCCGGTCGCGGGTTCGCAAAGGCGCGCAGCCGTCCCCATGCTCGGCAAGGAGGATGCGCCACTACAGGCCACGGCCCGTCGTAGGTTCGCGCATCACGCTCCGCGTCGAACACCTCAACGCCTGGCAATGCCTTGTAGCAACTGTCAGCGCGGGCAAAGAGGACTGCAACCGTCATTACTTTTCTCCACCGTCGGGGCACAACCCGTCGTGCGAAGGGACGCGCCGCGATAAGGCTGCGTCGCGCCCATCCACTCTGTCGTTGGGCCTCACAGATGTTCCATCGCCCACTGCGCACCGTCCCATGTGTAGCGGTAGTTCTCGTCGCCGTGCTGGTGCGCGTCGGCTACTGCTTTCGGGTCTTCGCCGTAGGTAGGCTTGATTTCCTCCCAAACCTCGTCGGGGCGAGTGCTGAACGGATCGCAATTCTCGATCTCGCTAGCCACGCTCAGGCAGTCGCCAAGCGCAATCAGCCGGTCAATCTTTTGGGGATCGGTGTAGTGCTGTTGCAGCGTTGTCAGTGCGGCGCTCGGGTAGCCGTCGCAATGCACGTAAATACAGCCGCACCGGCCGTCAGGGAGTTTTGCCGCTACTTGCCATCTGGTGCTCATCTTCTTTCCTTTCCGGGGCCACAAAGGCCCAACAAATCATTCAACCCGGACTGGCCGAAAAGCGGCCAGCCGGTTAATTCAGGCGTTCGGCGTCAGCATTTCTTGACATTCGGCTTCAATGTCTGAGTCGCTCATTTGGGCGAGTCTGAATATCAACTGCATTTTCCTTGTACTCATTTCTCCAGACATTTCTGCTCTGGTACCTAAATGATTCTTCGCGGCGAGCACAAAGAGCGACACCCCCTCTTGCGGGTTATTTTTTGGCAACGGGGCTTTCCATTTGCTCACTTCAATTCCTTTCTCCGTAGCACGTCGAACCAATCAGTCGAGAGGACGGCGTAAATAGTCTTTTGGTTGTATCAGCGGCACAGCGCCGCCGCCTTTCACTTCAAGCGTTCGGCGTCAGTGCATCCAGGCGCTTTTGCAACGCATCGGCGGCTTCGTCGTATGCGTCAGCGATGTACCCAAACGGCTTCGCCATAAAATCCTTGCTGTATGCTTTGCGCGCCCGATTTGCAGATGACCGAAGCTCTGAAATTTGATGCTTCAGGCTGTTGCGCACCATCGGCCCTCTGCTTTCACAAACCGCCCAATCTTCCATTTTGCTTTCTCCGTAAAACGTCGAACCACACATTCAACCGGACGCCGGTCAAGCGCCCGTGGTTTTATCTGCCGCTTCTGCGCGGCGCTCGGTTAATTCGGCGTTAGAGCGCTTCTTTCGTGGCGCTCCGCGATACTCTGGCCATGGCCGAAACTTCGGCGGCGCAATCACGTTCGCCAAAATCGTCTGCCACGTTTCACGCGTGTTCGGGACTACCGGGCCGGCGTCGCCGTCAATCTGCCGAGGTTTCGGCTTCGGGATGGCAATCTCATCCAGCACGCGGCACGGCACGGCCACGTTCTCACCGCTGTTGTAGTAGTCGAGAGCGCTGCGCACTTCCGATTCTGCGTAACGGCCTGCCCACGAGAGCGGCCACGCATATCCTTTGCACTCAGGCCGCCACACGTCGATGTACTCCTGGTCACGGCGCTGGTGGCTCAAATTCACGATGTAGTAATCCACGTCCAATTCTCCGTAGTTGCCGCCAGCGCTCTAACCCGGCGTTCGTTCGGACGCCCTGCGGGCGCCGCACAACTCAGCGTTCGGCGTCAATTCCGTGCATGCCCGCCGCCGAGGACAACTACTTTTCGCGCCTTCTCGGTGCCGTCAGCATTCCAGGCGGTTCCGCCGTCATCGTCCGCCATCGTGATCGTCTGCGCCTTCGCCTCGGTCACATCAAGAATCACCACGCCGTCACTTTCGAGCGGGCTATAGAACGATTCTTTGTTCACACAGACAGGCCGGCGGCCTTGCCCTTCTTCGATCATCTGCCCAAGCATCTTGTGCAGCCTCGCTACCGTCATTGCCATTTCTGTTTCCTTTCTTCGATTACGTCGAACCCGTCATTCGAGGCGAAGCGGAAAATCGCTCCTTGCCCCACTAAGTCTTGCGCGCCGCTCGCCTCAATTCAGGCGTTAGAAGGCTCTGGCGTGGCGCACCTGATACCGCTATCGAACGGCTCCAGCTTGTCGCGGAAGGCGTCTGCTATTTGGTCAAGAATTTGGCAACTCCACCGCGCGTCGTCGCGTACTTCAGTTTAATTTTTTTGTCGCACGCGAGACAAACAAGGTGGTAGGTAACTACGTCGAAGTCCTGATCGCTCTGTTTGAGCGTCTCAGACTTTTCAACAGCGAGGTGCTCCGCCGGATGTTCGCATTTGGACCAAAGCATCATTTTCTAACCACCAGAACAAAGCCCGGCAATCGTCGGCGGCGTAGCTGGTTTTCGCCGCACCGTTCGCGTGTGTGCTGTCGGCACATGAGCGCGGCCAGCGTCAGGGGTTTTTTTGCGCCGGGCCGTCGTCTGCCTGGTAATCTCTTCCCGCAGATAGGCTTCCAGGCACTCGTCGGAAAACACCCACGCCTTGCCGACCTTGGCTGCCGGGACGGTGCCGTTGCCGGCCAGATCGCCGAGCGAATCGACCGAAATATGAAGGAAGGCTGCGGCGTCTTTGATGTCGAAAGTTTTCACGGCTGGCCTTTTGGAGCAACCCGCTGGCACCATGCGCGTGCGCTGCCGGCGCGGATCTGTTTCATGAATTCGGATGCTTCCCTGCGACATTCGTTCCAGTCAGTCCGGACGTATGTCTTGATGCTCGGCTCACCGAACATCGACAGGTAGGCGATCACAAGAAGGGTTTTCATGACGCGGTTGTTTTGATTACGCTGCTTTTTCGTCGGACAGATCGGTAAAGAATGCAAGAAGATCGTCTTTTGCTATCTCGTAATCCGCCCATTTTCCAGTCCAGCGCTCCCCAATTGAAAGAGATTGATATGTTCTAATCATTTCCCCCGGAACTAGGATCAAACGGTATGAGCCATCATCTAAAAACGCGAACAGAACGACAAAATCCGCAATGAATTCCTGCTTCTTTACGGAAAACGCCCATCTCCTCGCTGGCCGTTCCTTTATCTGTCGATGAAGTGTTGATGCCTTCACGTCGACAGTCAGGCTGCCAACAGTGAAATCCGTTGCTGCCTGAAATTTGACCTTGTTGCTATTCGATGCAGACGGGACCAACTTCTGAAACTCGGCTTCCGCCTTTGCTGCGAATCGGTCCTTGTTGCTTCCGTAACGGCCCTTGTCTCCGGTTACTGGAATATTGTTTGCACGAAGACGGAGATACACTTTCTGCCATGCAATCCCCGTCTCTTCGCCAACCAGTTTCAGGTTCTTAAGACGGGAGTACGACTCGATAATTTTTTGATCGCTCATAATTCCATCCCTAGAACGGGATTGAGTCGTCCATGTCGTCAAAGCCGCCTGGCTTCGGCGCGCTGCGGTTGCGATCTGCCGGCGCCGACCGGCCTTCCGCTGGCGCCTGATTGTTCCCGGTGTCGCCACCGCGGCTGCTGCTAAGCATCTGCATTTCGTTGGCCTCAATCTCGGTCGTGTAGCGGTCCTGGCCTTCCTTGTCCTGCCACTTGCGGGTGCGAATGCGCCCCTCAAGGTAGACCGACGAACCTTTCTTGAGGTACTGGCCGACAATCTCAGCCAGATTGCGGTAAAAGACAACACGGTGCCACTCGGTAATTTCCTTCTTCTCGCCGCTCGTCTTGTCCTTCCACGACTCGGTGGTGGCCAGGCGAATATTCGCTACGGCGTCGCCGTTGGGCATGTAACGCATTTCAGGATCGGCGCCGAGGTTGCCGACGAGAATCACTTTGTTGACTGAAGCCATTTTTCAAACCCTCCGTTTGTGGCGCTGCTGATTGCGCCGCTTCTTCGCCATGCGCTTGACCTGGGCGGCTGTCCAGCCCGGGCCGTTCTGGTAGTTCCACCAGCACGCCACGGAGCCGCGGCCAATACTTCTCGGCGCGCGCTGTTGAACGCTCACGCCCGGGCGCAGAGCCATCGCCGGCATACTGCTGAGTCCAAGCGTTGCGCCGGCCACGGCCAACAACAAGGCCGATCGAGACAAGCCGCTCACCGGTAGTCCCTCGCGTCAAGTTCAAGCCCTTGGATGTACACCTGATGCGCGAGGATGGCAGTCGGCTTCGGAACGGCGCGCCCGTTTTCATAGCGCGAACCGCCCGACTGAGTGACGCCGAGGCGACCCCAGAATTCGCCCTGATTGAGTCGCATCTTGACGCGGACCAGTTTGTAATCCTTGATCAGCGCAGTCTTTTTTGCCTTGGTTGCCATGCTATTCCCCTTCTTTCTTGGTTTCGTTGATGCGCTGGTACTCGTAAACGCCCTTGATGTGCGCGCCGAAGAACGAACCGACCGACGCCGCGGCGAGGAATTCGCCGAAGGTCTGGGCGCTGACGCCGGCGTAGTGATACAGGGCGCCGGTGTTGAAGCGAACCGCCAGGGTCTCGGCTTCGTGGCCGATTTCCTTGATCTGGCTGGATTTGACGCTGTGCATTTGCATGATTTTCTCCTGGCGGCCAGCTGCCCGGCCGCCGGTGATTGGTTAGAACAGCTTTTCGGCGAAAGGCTGGCCGTAGAGCAGGGGCAGCATCGTTTCTTCGGCGATGCGCGCCAATTCTTCAGCGACAGCCGTCTTGAAAACACGGTCGGGCCGGATCAACTCGTACCAGAAACTGAGGTCGCCACTCTTTTCGCGGTACTTCAGGCGCGCTTCGAGCGGGTAGGCGCTGGTGCTTCCATCAAACACCGGCAAGCCCAGCGTGAAACGCTCGAAAACCTGCATGGTGGTTCGCGTGGCGTCGTTCTCACGATCAACAAACTCGAAGCTGACGCCGCCCGATTGCAGATTGACCTTGCTGCGCAGCCGTTTGTCGCTGTTGGCCTCGAAGCCAAGGGCCATCGACAGCATTTCAGTTCCGTTCGGCATTCCTGGAACCGCCGCGATGTCGCTAAGGTTGTCTTCGAGCCAGGTGGCGAAGGCGGTCTGGGTCATGACCTTGCTGTCGTTTTCCAGCCAGCGCCGCCATTCGACCGATCGCAGCGGGGCGAAAGCGCACTGGAGCTGACGCCACTGCGGGCGATCTGCGGCATGGTCGTCGATGACGGCAAGCAGCCGGCACAGGCTTTTCTCGGCATCAACTTCAGCATAGATCGTCGAGGCTTTTTCCTGCTTGTGCGTGTTGAGGTAGTCAATGAAACTGCCCGCGTCGGTGGTGAGAATCTTGCCGCGCTTGCAGATTGGTGCCGAAAGCATGGATTCCAGGCTGTTGACGCGGTAGCCATCGGGCACGGTGACAAAGGGCATGCCGTTGTTGATGCCGCGAATCTCGACGCTGGCGGCGCCGGCATCAAGCAGGGTCTGGAAGTTGTCTTGCGTTTCGCTCATGACAATGGTCCTTGGTGAATGAGGCAGATTGAAAATACGAGAGGAATAAAAAGGCTACGAAGCCGCGACGGTTTTCAGTTCGCGCACCGGCTCGGCGGCAACCGGCTTCAAGTCGAGTTTGGTCTGGCGCGGATCTTCTGCCAGCAGGTTGCCTTCCGGTGTCGCCCACAACAACGACTCGGGCGGCAAGCCCTTGGGTTTGGTGATAGACACCTCAGCCTTGACGGCGAGGGCTCCGGCGGTGCTCGGCTTGACGCCGATTTTCAAGGTCAGCGTGCCGGCCTTGTTGTTCTCGCAAACAGCTTTGATCAGCTCGGCGAACTTGTTCCCCGCGTGATCGAGGATGCAGATCAGATCGCCTTCGTCGTTCTCGACGCGAACGCCGCGCAGGTTATCCGGAAGAGGCTTGCCCATTTTGAAACTCCTTTTTTTGGTGGTACGTTGTGAAAAGATTGGTTCTCAGAAAGCAATCACGCAGCGGCGTGACTCTGGCGCTCGGCTTCGATGCGTTCGCAGTAGTGCAGCACCAGTTTCATTTCGGCCTCGTTCATGCGGTCGAGCAGGGCGCAAAGTGCGTGCATCAGGTCGTGCGTATTTGGCGCAACGCCGACGACCGACGGCGACCCTTGCGCGGCGTGCTCGATGGCGGCACGCGCGGCGACCGTCGCCCGCGACAGGTTGATGCCAGCGGACGAAGGAATCGAGCGCACGGCGCCCTGCAGCGCGAGCCGGTCGGCGGCAAGTTGTTCTTCGGCCGCTGCTTTTTCGGCGACTTCCTTCTGCGCGCGGGACTGCGCTTCGGCTAGGGTCTTGGCTTCGGCGGCTGCTTTGGCATCAGTCTCTGCCTTCAGTTTGGCGGCTTCCTCGGCGCGGATCTTCTCGCGCTCAGCGTCCAGGCGCTTCTGCTCGGCGGCCTTGTGCGTGGCGACACGCGCGGCCAGGAGGGCGGCGAAGTCGTCGGTGGCCTTGACGCACACGGCTTTCAGGTCGGGGAAGAGGAAGCCCCAATCCTGATCTGCGGTCAGCGACTTGATGTTGGCCTCGATGCGATCGGCGGTTTCGCTGGCGAGAATCTTGGTGTTGGCGAGCAAAGTATCGACGGCGTTCTGCATACTGTCGGTGTTGCGCTTGCCCTTGATCGCTTCGGTGAAGTCGGCGGCGACGATCGGCATGTAGGCCGAGCCCAGGCGGTCGTTCAGTTTGGCGACGTGCTCGGCGAGCGCCGTTTTGCCGCCGTTGACGATGGCCAGTTTGCGGGCGTCCTCTTCGCGCTTGACGGCCTTTTCAAGTTCCAGCGCGCTGCTGTTGATGGTCGCGGCGAGCAGATCGATTTCCTTGGCGACTTCGCCGATCGTTACCGTCTGCGCCAGCATGTCGTCCTTGCGCTCCTTGATCTTGACGGCGAGCTCGCGCAGCTTCACGGCGACCGCCTTGCCGTCGGCAAACTCCTGATCGGTGGCCGGCTGCATGTTGATCGCGGCGAGGAATTCGGTGATTTGCGCCTTGAATTCCGGCATGTTGGTCTTGGTGACTTCGCCGCGCGCCTGGACGAACAGCGTCGGCAGTTCCTTGATCGGCGCGGCGACGGCTTTCTCGATGTACTCGGGCGGCACGTAGTTGGCTACGTCCTCGTCGAACTGGCGCCAGCCGGCCAGCAGCTTTTCGGCACGGCCGGGAACGGCGCGGTATTCGGTCGTCACCATGTTTTCCTCGGTGCCGTCCGAGACCACGAAAACGACCTTCTCGAAGCCGAAAACCAGAATCTGCTGCTCAAGCTGCCAGTAGGCTTTCGGCGGCAGATCGTTGTCGCGCACCGCTTGCGCCAACTTCTCGTTCCACTGCTTGTGCTCGAAACCGGTCTCGAACATCAGGTCGGCGCCGTCGGTGCTGGCCAGTAAATAACCATCATCGTCGGTGGCCACGTCGGTCGACAACTTCTGGCCGATGCGCTTTTCGATGATTGGGCGGGCCAGCGCTTCGAGCCGGTGGCCTTTGTCCAGCACCTTCTCGCGCACGAAGTCGGAAAACTCCTTCTCCGTGCCGGTGGCCTTCATGTGGATCAGTTCGTTGCGCGTCACGTTGTCGTCGTCGCCCATCATCGCGGCGGCTTCGCTGGCATTGCGGGTGGTGGCGCGCAGCGCCAGCCACTCGGGCGAGCCCTGAATAACGTCGTGAATGATCATGCCGGTTCTCCTTTTTTCAGTTGATTGATCGCCGTTTTTTGCTCGGCGCTCAGGGTGTATTCGCGCCCGACCATAGCGATGATCTGCTGCGGCGTGCGCTTGCCGGCGGCAGCGGCCTTGGCCCACTGTCCAATTGCTTGCTCGAAGTCTTCCAACTCCATCACGGGTAAGTCAGCGGGCTCTTTCGTGGCAGGTTCTGTACTGTCGTTGTCGATATAGTCAGGGCGCCCATCTTCGTTAATTGCCCCCATGTCCGACTCGAAAGCCCGTTGCATGTCGATAGACATCACCCCCCACTTACTGAGCAGCTGGCGCAGCATGGTTTTAAATGCCATGCCGTCAAAGTCTTTTTCCCAGAACGTGTAGCCCTTCTGCGCGGCGTACCCTTTCGAGTAACGCATGGCGTGGGCTTGCATTTTGGCGAAAGACCAGTACATGGTTTTAATGAAGCCGTTGGAAAGCTCGAACATGGCGTAATACCCTGTTGTCGGCATAGGGTCGCGGATTTCGTCATCGTCGATCAGTTTGGTGAAAATTTCCTCGGTCAGCCTGTTGTAACTGATCAGCTCACCATCCTTGAGCGAAATTACGTTGATACGGCGATACTGCCCAGACCGAATCGCCAACTGGATATATCCTTTGTAGCCGATCTGGAACTGGGCGACTTTGCGGTTATTTTTGCGGTCGTCGTAAGGGACCATGTAAAAGTGTCCGAGCGAAGGACTAGGCGACAACTCCAGTGCTGCACCCTGCAGCCCGGCGGAAAGAATCGTTCCATTCTCACATTCGGCCAGCGCAGGGTTATTGCTGACGCAGGCGACGATCGAAGTGATAAACGAATCACCTTTTTTGCCAGCGATGATTTCGCCGATCTTGCGCTTAACCGAATCGCCCGCCATGAATGTAGAAAACGTATTGCCGGTTCGGGATACTGCTGTTGTTGTGTTCACTGGCCTACTCCTTGTGTTCGATGCACAGCAGGCTCTGAATCTGCGCTTCAAGTTGATTGAGCGCGATTTCGCAATCGGCCTGCACCTTGGTTTTTGCGGCCTTGAGCATCGCTACCTGATTGCCGACAATTACGTCCTGGTCGTCAAAGGTTACGGTCACTTCGGCCGTGCCGACCTTGACCCAGCCGTCCGGCGGGTTGTCGTCGCCGGACGGCTGATACAGTCCAAGCGCCGAGATCGCGCGTTCCGGTGAGCATTTTTCCAGCGAATCCAGTGTGCAATACGAGCTGGTGATGTGCGCAGGAACGGTTGCGGTGATGGTTTTCATGCAACCTCCCAGATGGTGCGCTGGCCCGGCGAAAAGGTGGCGATGTACTCGGCGCGCAGGCGAGTGCGCTCCTGCCGCGAGGCAGCGCGCGCGGCGGTGATGTTGAATCGCGTGGTCGGGTCGGTGACGAGGGCCAGCGCTTTGGTCTGGCCGTCGATGGCGATGTTTGCCGAGTAAAGCTGATAGCAAAGGATCAGGCGTTTGATTCTGTTGAGCATGGCGGTCTCCGTTCCGTCAGGCAATGCAAAACGCATCGCGTATGACAAAGATAGCCGATTGCTTTGCAGAAAGCAAGCATTTCTGTGCAAATAAAAAAACCGCCTGTTGCGGCGGTTGTTTTTCGCTTGCCACGGTTCAGTGAATGCGCGTCGGTTCCTTGCGCGCCTCGTTGCGCAGGCGTGCGGCGAGCAGCACCAGGCTGCGTGAGACCGATTCGACTTGAGCGGTCGATAGTTCGCCAAAGCCCTTGATTACGCAATCTCCGGATGGCGTCAGACCGACATAAACGCCCGCGATGAGCGTTTCATCGTTTACTTTTTGCAGAGTTCTTCTCTCCGTTTGCATCCTTCCCCCCTTGCCGCTTGTTGACCAACAAACAAGCATCTTGCGATTTATTTTTTACCTGCGCAATACGACTAAGGTCATACGTTGTCGCTTCGCAGGCTGCGCCGAGACTGACCGTGCCGAGCGATGCTTTGCCGGCCGACCGCCCGGCGATCCACTCGGAGAAGGCGAGAACGAATTCCTTGTCGGCGTCGGCGACGTTGGCCAGGGTTGCGGCGATCGCCGACAGATAGGGGTCGTCGCCACGCGATTGCGCCGGCGGCTCTTTGTCAAGCGAGCCAGGCGGCAGGCCGAATGCCGTCTCGATGGTTTGCGCCATCTTGTCGCCAATATTGCGCGACGGGTTGGGGCCGGCGATCGACGTGATGTAGGAATTGTGCCGTTGCAGAACCTCTGCCGCAGCGTTGATGCCGCCCGCCGCGCGCACGAGTTGCCGCAAATTCCATAGCCGGTTGGCTTGCAAGGGGTTAATCATGGGGCGTCTCCGTCGAAAATAAATATTTTACTATGCCGTGTGTTTTGGCATAAATTTTTGTTGTATAGTTTTGATTAACGTGCAGTAAGCAAATATGACATTTCAGCAGTCACAAATAGATTGTAGGTGACTGGCGGCCGGTTTTCAATAATGGGAAGCTGGTAATTTCAAGCGACAGGGGGTGGGCGTGGCGAGAATACGGACGATCAAGCCTGAGTTTTTCAGGCACGAGGCGCTGCAGGATCTGGAAATCGCTCATCCCGGCAGCTATACGATGCTGGTATTTTCCGGTCTGTGGATAATTTCCGACCGGGAAGGCCGGTTTGAGTGGCGGCCACGAAGCATCAAGCTGGATGTTCTCCCGTTCTTGAATTTCGACATGGAAGCGACGCTTTCCTTGCTTGAGCAGAACGGGCTAATTCAACGATTTGAGCACAAAGGCGAAATGTTCGGTGCCATTTTGTCATGGGAGCGGCATCAAATCGTTGGAAGGGACGAGCCGCCTTCCGAAATCCCCGCCCCTGATGGTTCAAAAACACCGTATTTCCGTCCTTTAAACCAGACTCAGCGTGTCAAAGTCTACGAACGCGACAACTGGACGTGTTCCTATTGCTCGCGGAACATGCGCAACGACAAGCGTGCGGCCTGCCTGGATCACGTCATTCCGTATTCAAAAGGAGGGACGAACCGGCAGCAAAACCTCACCACGGCATGCAAAAAATGTAACGCCGAAAAGTCGGACAAGACGCCGACAGAGGCTGGCTTTAATTGGCCAGCCGGCCTTGGCGAATACCTTGACAAAGAGTCAAACGAAGTGCGTCAACATACCGTTAACCCCCCGTTAATGGGGGGTGCAGTGGTCCATGACAAGGAAAGGGAAAGGGAAAGGGAAAGGGAAAGGGAAAGGGAAAGGGAAGGGGAAAGGGAAGGGGAAAGGGAAAGGGAAGAGGGTAAAACCGTTGCGTCGGTCGCTTCGCTGCCCGTCGCCAGCAAAAAGCCCCGCCTTGAAAGCGAATCCACCCTGCAAACCGCTTGCCGGGAAACCTGGGCGGCCTACTCGACGGCCTACGCCAACCGCTACGGGCCTGATCCGGTCCGCAATGCCAAGGTCAATGCGCTGGTCAAGCAGGTCGTACAGCGCTTAGGTGCGGAAGAAGCGCCATCCGTTGCCGCCTTTTTCGTCAATCACTCCGACGCCTACTACGTTCGCAAGTCGCACGACCTTGGTTCGTTGGTATCCGATGCTGAGAAGCTACGCATGGAATGGGCGTCCGGGCGCATGGTGACGGCAACCTCGGCGCAGCAAGTCGACCGGACGCAGGCGAACCGCAGCGCAGCCAATGAGGCGATTGCTCTGCTCGAAAAGAAGAAGGCTGCGGAAGGAGCGCCGGCATGAGCGAGCGCGAAATTGTCGAAGCGATTGCCGTGACTGCCGAGCTGACGCAGACGCAACTTACCGGGTCGGCGATGGCGGTGATGGCCGACGACCTGATGCGCAACTACCCGGCGCCGGCGATTCTGCAGGCGCTGACGCGCTGCCGGCGCGAACTGCCGGGGCGACTGACGCAACACGCAATCATCGAACGCATCGAGCAGGCCGATGGTCGGCCGGGCGCCAACGAGGCATGGGGCATCGCCCTGACCGCCTTCGACGAAGCGGCGACGGTTGTCACCAACGAAGAAATCAACGAGGCGATGGCGGCGGCGCGGCCGGTGATGATCGGCGGCGACGAAATCGGCGCGCGCATGGCGTTTCGGGATGCCTACGAACGAATCATTCGCCAATCGCGGCTGGCCGGCATTCGGCCGAAGTGGTATCCGTCGCTTGGCTTCGACCCGATCATGCGCGTCGACGCGATCCAGGCGGCCGAAGCCAAAGGCTTGCTGACCCGCGCACAGGCGGTGGCGTACCTGCCCGCCGTCAGCGCGGCCGATGCGGCGCAAGGGCTGGCGCTGATCGCCGGCCGGCTGACCGATCAATCAACCAAGCCGGAATTGCCAAAGCACGAAGCCCTGCTGCGCATTACCGGCATTTTGACGAAACTGAAATCCGCATGAGTGCTTGCGTAACGACCAGCAATCGCGCCAGCTCGAAGCCGCTGGAGCAGCATCTGGCGGGCTACCTGCTCGGGCTGGCGCGGGGAAACTGGACGCTGGCCTACAACCGCGAATGCCTGGCGTTGTGGCGCGAGTGCTACGGCGAGCAGATCGCGGCGCGGGCGGAAAAACTGGTCAAGGCCGGGTGGAAGAAATGAGCAAGGTGATCGACTACGGTTCGGTATGTTCCGGCATCGAGGCGGCCACGGTCGCTTTTTCACCGCTGGGCTGGAAAGCGGCGTGGTTCTCGGAAATCGAGCCGTTCCCCTGCGCCGTGCTGGCGCACCACTATCCGGAAACGCCGAATCTTGGCGACATGGCGGCGCTGCCGGAGCGCATCGCCCGCCAGGAGGTTTCTGCGCCGGCGGTTTTTTGCGGCGGAACGCCCTGCCAGGCGTTCTCGATCGCCGGGCTGCGCCGGTCTCTGGAAGACGCACGCGGCAACCTGTCACTCATTTTTTGCGAGATTGCCAATGCAATTGACGCTGTTCGACTTCATCGAGGCGAAGACCCCGCCATCATCTTCTGGGAAAACGTTCCCGGTGTTCTCAGCACTGCCGATAACGCCTTCGGCTGTTTCCTTGCCGGGCTTGCCGGAGAAGATGATCCGATCATCCCCGAGCCTTGCCCGCCTGCTGCAAAATCCAGTCGCTACTGGAAGTGGAACAAGGCAAGCGGTGCTCACGCACTGGGCTGGCCGGTCGCTGGTTGTGTCGTTGGACCCGCGCGAACGGTCGCGTGGCGGGTCACAGACGCCCAATACTTCGGACTGGCCCAACGACGCCGCCGTGTGTTCGTTGTCGCAAGTGCTCGAACGGGGTTCGATCCCGCCGCGGTACTTTTTGAGTTCGACGGCGTGCGCCGGGATACTCCGCCGAGCCGAGAAGCGGGGGAAAAGCCTGCCCCGACAATTGCAGGATGCGCTAATGGCGGTGTCGCAAACGGCCCCGGGCGCGACGTAGATTCAATCGAGACGCTGCAGGTTATTACGATGGCGCACGGCCAGGGCGGCGCCGAGATTGCAAGTGAGCGTAGTTCTACGCTCACTTGCAATCATGAAGCGCCGATCCTTTTCTCGCCGGTATGCGTGACGGGGGAGATTACGCACACCCTCAAAGCCGAAGGCTTCGACGCCAGCGAGGACGGCACATGGCGAGGGCAACCAATCATCTGCTGCCACGGCAAACAAGATCCGTGCACCAGCGCCGACACGGCCTTTGCGCTTGGCCGGAACAGCGGCCAGGAGAACGCCATCGCCTTCTCCTGCAAAGACTATGGCGGCGACGCTGGGGCGATCAGTCCAACGCTACGCAGCATGGGGAGCGACGGCAGTCATGCGAATGCGGGCGGGCAGGTGGCGGTTTGTTTTGCCGAGAACAGCCGCGCCGAGGTGCGTTTGGAAGGTGGAGACGGCCAGCGCACCGGCGCGTTGAGCACAGGGGGCGGAAAGCCGGGGCAGGGTACGCCGATGGTGGCGGTGGCCGTCGCGTTGCGCGGCAGAGAGGGCGGCGCAACGGCCGAACTCGGCGATGAAGTCGGCAACTGTCTGCGAGCCATCGGCGGGGGAGTGGATAAGGCGCATGTGCTGGCCCCGGTTTCTTACTCCACGAAGCTGCACAACACGTCGAGCAACCAAGCCGGGAAGTTATACCGGGAATACACGGTAGGGCTTGATGTAAATAGCCCGCCGCCAGCGCTGATTACGGCCATGCAGGTTCGCCGCCTTACTCCGCTGGAGTGTGAACGCCTGCAGGGATTCCCTACAAATTACACCCTGATTCCGTGGCGCAAGAAGCCGGCGGCCGATTGCCCGGACGGCCCGCGTTACAAAGCCCTCGGCAACTCGTGGGCGGTGCCGAACGTCAGGTGGATCGGTCGCCGCATCGACGCCGCAATCAAGCAGGCCGATCAAGGAGGGAAAAAATGAACATTGCCTTTCAGGTCGACAAGCACCTCGCCTGCCACATGGAACGCTGGCCCGATGCCGATCGTGCGCAGCAGAAACGGCGGATCACGGAAGCCCTGAAAACCGGAAACGCCTGGCTGTGGCCTGAACCCAAGCAGATGGCGTTGTTCGCATGAAGCGCGTCTCCCGCCGAAAAGTTGAAGCCTGGCTGCGCCCGATGCGCCAGGCTCTGCGCGAAATGCGCTCGGGCGAAGTCGATAGCATCAAGGGGTATGCAGTCACGCGCCTGCACAACCGCGATGACTATGTGCGCCTCGACTTCTGTCTGGCCGGCTTCCGCTGCCTGATCAACCGCCTGTTCCCGGCCGTCGATACCGCGCCCTTGCTGAAACTCGAAACGCGGCTGGCGAACGGCGTACCGATGACTGTCGAAGACATCGATGCCGCGCTGGCGCTGCTGAAGTCGCTCGAAAAACCGCTGATGCTGATGTCTGCCGAAGCGGTGAGCTCGGCGGTCATGGCCGAGCAGGTGCGCAACGAGATGGAATCTTTGGGACTGGTGGCATGAGCGATATGGACCTCGTTGCAGAGATGCGCGGCTTTGAAATTGACCACGAGCCGGAAGGCTGGCCGGCAGTGAAGATGCGCCAGATCAGCGCGCTGTGCGATGAAATCGAACGGCTGCGGCGCGGTGAGTTCATCTGCCAGAAGTGCGGCCTGCGCAAGAACGATGAACACCCGAAGGCGGATTTCTGATCATGAGCCGGATCACGATCATTCGCACGGCCGAAGAATTTCCGCCAGAGACGGTACTGGCGCACGTTCGCCGCTTCCTGTTCGGTCTGTTCGATGGTTGGCAAAAGGATGACCGGCGGGGCTGGCGCAAGTTGTGGAAACGCCTGTCGAGCATGGAATGCGGCGAGTTCGCGGTGATCGAGTTCGTCATGCCGCGCTCGACGCCTTATCACCGGCGGCACATGGCAATCGAGGCGGCGGTGTTCGATGCGCAGGAGCGCTTCAACGATTTCGACATGTTCCGCGACTGGCTGAAGATCGGCGCGGCGTGGGTGCTGTGGGTGCCGGGCGCGAAGGGCGGCATCGTGCCGCTGCCGCGGTCGGTGAGTTACGCCAAGGCCGACCAAGCGGAGTTCGAGGCGTTCCACCGGGCGGTGATCGGCTTCCTGCGCGCACCGCACGCGGCGCCGTACCTGTGGAAACACCTCGGCGATCAGTCGCACGAAATGATGGATTCGATTCTCAATGGTTTTGACGAGTAAAGGGCTTGTATGAGCGAAACAGGAAGACGCCACGTTGCGCGCGTCAAGGCTTTACCGTGTGCCGTATGCGAGCGCAGTGGGCCGAGTGACGCGCATCACATCCTGTCCGGGCGAACGCCGGGGCGCAAGAGTCCGCACTGGCTGACGATTCCGCTGTGCAAGGATTGTCACCAGGGCAGCCGCAACGGCATCCACGGCGAGCGGATCATGTGGAACGTGATGAAAAAGACCGAGGCGGGATGCTTGAACGAGACGCTGGAAAAACTTTACGGGGAGATGCGGTAATGGGAGTAAGAATAGGCGGCGACAGCAAGCCGAAGAAGCGGGTTTCGGGCGAGGTTGACGGGATCAACATGGTGGCGCTGCAGTCGTCGATTCACTGGCGCGGCGATCTGCGGCTTCTGCAGTTGAACGAAAGCAGCGAGAGCATGATCGCCGAGGCCGAGTGGCCGAAGAAAAGCGGCAAGCTGTACTGGGCCTGCGCGAGCACGGGATTGCTGTTCGACAAGCAATCTGGCCGCTGCCTGCAGTCGAGCCAGGTGCTGCTGCTGCCCGAGACGCTGGCGCCGATCAAATGCACGCGCGCCAGCTTCGACAAGTGGCGCAACGCGCGGGTGATGGGCGAGGGCAAGGCGCTGGCGGTGAAGCGCGGACCGAAGCCGAAGGGTTATGTGGCGCCGGAGGCTGGGGGCGACGATGACTAAGGCGGTGGATTTTCTCCATGTTCTAAAAACCTATCTGCCCGGAAATAACTGGAAGGTTTCCCATCAGCAAGGGAATGGTCACATGCTGGTGGCGAACGATAGCGCCGTTGGGTATTCCGCGTTGCGGATTTATTTTACCGAAGATGCGAAAACCGCAATCCTGAAATGCTACGAGGTTGCGGATAAAAAGATACCGCATTGCTTGGAAGAGTTCGCCATTGACTTTTTGCCTACGGAAGATTTGTTTTTTGCCCAAAGGGCCGAAGCGGCGGCGGTGTTAGCCAGTCAGGAAGCGCACCGAAAACAGGTTTCGGAAATCGTTTCGCGGAAGACGGAGAGAAGGTTACGGCGCGCAAAAAGGATGGATGAAAGGCGTTTTTGGCAGCAGAGTCGGCGCCTTACCAAAGGAGACGGCGGGAGCGGTGTTATCGCAGGAAAAATCGTGATTCGGTCGGCGTGGCCGGTCGGGCTTGGTGATTCCGGTGCCGAGTCGCTGGATTTCTGCGGTCGCGTTGAGCCAAGTCTTTGCGAGGACGAACCAAGCACGATTGATCGGGTGGCCCATGCGTTTGAAAGGGCGCATAGAACCTGGTCGCCGTTCGGCCCGTTTTTGGGAGACGAGTTTGATTACCAGTTCACCGATACGCGGAATGGCGTCGCTTTTTTTGGCCACGACAGAAGCGGCCATTCGGGGAGGGTAGAATGCTGCGATTAAAGATTGGGCAAATGAACTCGCTTATGACAAAAGCGAAGGCCCCCAAATACAAGAACGTCAAGGTCACGCTCGACGGGCTGAATTTCGACTCGAAAGCGGAAGCGGCGCGCTACGTCGAGCTCAAGCAGATGCAGGCGGGCGGGCTGATTAGCGGGCTGCAGTGCCAGGAGACCTTCGCGCTGGCGATCGATGGCGCGCTGATCTGCAAGTACCGGGCTGATTTCAGCTACACCGACGGCGCCGGCCAGCGCGTCGTCGAGGATGTAAAAGGGGTCAGGACGCAGGTCTATCTGCTGAAAAAGAAGTTGATGAAGATCCTGCTCGGCATCGCGGTGCAGGAAATCACCAAAGGAGGGCGCCGTGCGAGAAAGCCTTGATCGATTGTCGCCGGCGCTGGTGTGCAGCGATCTGAGCGTTACCGCAGGGGTCGATAACGCGCACATGGTCGCCGCGCTGGGCTATGCGTCGATGACCTACCCGCTGGCCTCGCCGTTGGTGCGCATGTACCTGTCGCACGACCGGGCGTCGGTGCATGAGGCTCGGGCGCAGGCGTGCGACATGGCCAAGAAGGCGGCGCGGCGTGGCGGGCTCAATCTGCGGGCGTCGGAGCTGGCGCAGATCGGCCGGCAGGCGCTGGACTACGCCATCAACAAGACCTGCCCGCGCTGTCATGGCACGAAGTTCGAGACGATCCCGGGAACCAACTGCCTCGGCGCGCATGTGTGCAAGGCGTGTGGCGGCGATGGCCGGCGCAAGCTGCCGGCGAAGCACCGCAAACTGATTGCCGAGGTGGTGGCCAGAATCGAGCGAATCGAATCAATTCTTGACTCGATTGTGGGCAAGCGCGTGTAAAATCGCTACATCAAGCATCCATAAGGGGCTGACAAGCCAGCCCCAACTTATAAGCCAGTGGCGACCATCCGGGTAAATGTGATGGTCGCGCTCGCTCCAGTTTTGGGGATCGCAGCTCCTGTCTCCGTAGGCGCCGAGCCTTCTGCGAACGGCAACCTCCCTTTGAAACGGCCACCCTTACCCGGTGGCCGTTTCTTTTTTCAGGGTTTCTTGATCGGCTGGCCGCAGGTCGGGCAGCGCGGCCGGGAACGGGCAGCAATGGCCCGGTAGATAACCGACGGCGCGACGCCGGCATGAGCCGCCGCAGCGCAGGGCGTCGCCTTGGGGTTGGCCGCCAGGTAATCGAGGGCGATCTGGGTGCGCGTCTTGCGCGGTTTTTTGGCGCTCATGATTGTTCCTGTGCTTTGGCGATGATTTGGCACGCCAGGGTTGCCGACTCCTGCAGGGCGTCGAGTTTGAAACTGATTCCCGAAGCGTAGATGAAGCGGGCGACGCCTTCGAGCAGGAAGCAGTCGTTCGCCTTGGTGAAGTGTTCGGGCAGGCCGAGGGTGTCGCCGATTTCGCTGCGTATGGCTTCGGCAATCAACTGGCAGGTTATTTTCACGCCGGTTGGCGCGGCGTCGAAGCAGTCGGTGTCGCGTTCAAGGTTGTCCATCGGGGGCTCCGTTGAATAGCGGGTTGGCCTCGGTGGTTTTGGCAATGACGGCATCGAGCGTCCAGGCAGCAAAGGCAAGTTCGTTGTTGTCAAGCTGCCGCCGCGCTTCCTGGACGGCCGCCAGCAGGACGGCGATCTGCTTGCCGCAGCGCGCCAGACGGTATTTGGCGTCGGTACTGCGCTCCCGGTATTCATTGCGCTCGCGCAAGGCGTCACGCAGCGTAAAGATGGGATGGGATGCCGCGTTCGCTTCGAGCGCTTCTGTCGTGAAGCCTTCGCAGGCGTTCAGGCAAGCGTCAATGCGGCGACGCAGGCGGGTCAGGGTGCGCGGCTCCCACGGCTCGGGCAGTTGGCTGTAGTCGATGACTTCGATGGCGGGCGCTTCGTGGCTGGCGGTCATGGCTGGCTCCCGGTGGCTTTGGCGATGGCGGCGCGGGCCATCTGCACGAAATACAGTGCTTCGCCGGCTGGCGGGTTCTTGTCGCACCATTCAACCAGTGCCGCGCATGCTTCCAGCAACTCAGGTGCGGCGCAGATCAGGCGCGCATTCGCCTCCTTCTGCGGGCTATTCTTGCCGTCGATAGCATCGTCTCCCATCTGCCAGACAACAGTAGCAAGTGCGTGATGCGAAATTCTCGGGGCCAGCGCGTCAATATCAACGAGTTTGCCGCCGTGTTCGCTGTCGTAGATGTCGCCGAGCGTCCAAGGCCCGTCTGTGTGTTTGGTGGTCATGGCGTGCCTTTCATTGATCGACATCATCGAAGATGCTGCGCGTTCCATCGGCGTTCATCAGTGTGCCGTCTGGCGCGTAGTAGCACTTCCCGGTGGCCTTCCGGACGTTGGCGATGGCCGATTGCAACAAGTCCCAAGCGTGCGCAGGGATAGCCCCGTCATCGTTTTCAAGGTTCATTGCAGCTTCCAGCAGTTCGTCACGCTGCTGCTCTACGGCAGCAAACTGTTCGGCAAAGGAAGAATGGACGACGACCATATTGCGCAACTGGCCGGGTGTATTTGGGTGGTTGCTCATTTCAATCGCCCCGTTGTTGCGCTTGTGCCGCGGTGAAGCAGGCGGCGAGCTCGCTGGTGGTCAGGTAACGCAGATAGCGCGGATAGCAGCGGGCATCCTCGACGGCGAACAGGAATTCGTCGCTGTAGCGGATCTCGGTCGCCAGTTCGCGCAGGCATTGCTCCCGGATGGAAGCCAGGCGCCCGACGGTATCGCCGCGCGCTCGCGGGACGAGGGTGGCAAGAATGCAGGTGGTCATATCAATCTCCGTTTGATTGCGTGCCGGTAGGCAATCAAACTATAGCAAAGTGCTAGGCATATAGCAAATAGAAAAGTGAGGCAGGGCATGGTTGCAGAGAAAAAACCGAAGAAGCCCCCTGTTGATTGGGAGGCGGTAGAGCGGGATTACTGCGCAGGAATGAAGACGCTGCGCCAAATCGGCGAGGAAAACGGATGCACGCACGCCGGGATCAAGAAGCGGGCGGCGCGTGATGGATGGACGCGCGACCTGCAGGCAAAGATCCAGGCGGCGGCTGAAGCGAAAGTTACCAAGGGCGAAGTTACCAAAGAAGTTACCAAGGACGACTTGGAAACCAAAGTCGCAGAGCGGCAGGTAATCGAGGCCAATGCGGAAATGCTGGCCGGCGTGATTCGCGGCCATCGCAAGGACGTGGGGCGCCTGCGTGGCGTGGTTAGCGTGCTGCTGGAGAAGGTCGAGGCGATTCTGACTGAATCGGACCTGTTCAAGCAGATCGGCGAGATGTGCGCGGCGCCTGACGAGAACGGCGTCGACAAGGTCAATGAACTGTACTTCAAGGTTATTTCCCTGCCGTCGCAAACCGACAGCACGAAGAAACTGGCCGAGACGATGAAGATCCTGATCGAGCTGGAGCGCAAGGTGTTCAAGTTGGAAACGCTGCCAGACGATCCGGCCGAGGCGGTGGCGCGCGGGGCGGCAGAAGGCGCGGCCAAGGGCATGGGCGCGTTCACCCGCTCGGCGCTGGCCGATCTGATGAGCGAACTTGAAGATGCAGCGACCCCCGCTTGACGAGTCGCTGGCGCTGCTGATTCGCCGCAGTGGGCGGAAGGCGGCCAAGCAGTTGTGGGCGGCGGTGATCAGTGATTACGGCGACGAGGGGGTGCGCTGGCTGGGCAAGAACGACCGCTTCTTTCTGCTGACGCGCCTGCTGCACCGCAAGGACGCGGATAAGCCCTGGCTGTACGCGCGCTGCCGGGAAGTCGAAGCGGACACCGATGATTACCTCGACCTATGGGCCCGCGAGCATTATAAATCGACCATCATCACCTTCTCGGGAATCATCCAGGAGCTGATCCGCGACCCCGAAATCACGATCGGCATCTTCTCGCACACCAAACCGATCGCGCGCAAGTTCCTGCTGCAGATCAAGTCCGAGCTGGAGACCAATCAGGATCTGATCCACATCTACCCGGACGTGTTCTACGCCGAGCCGAAGCGCGAGAGCCCGAAGTGGTCGGAAGAAAAAGGCATCGTCGTCAAGCGCCAGACCAACCCGAAAGAGGCCAGCGTCGAAGGGTGGGGGCTGGTCGATGGCCAGCCGACCGGCGCACACTTCCGGCTGCGCGTGTACGACGATGTGGTGACGAAGGAGTCGGTATCGACGCCCGAGCAGGTGACGAAGACGACCGAAGCATGGTCGCTGTCCGACAACCTGGGCGCCGCCGGCGAAGACGGCAAGGGGCGAAGCTGGCACATCGGCACGCGCTACAGCTATGCCGACACCTACCAGTTCATTCTCGACAAGAAGGCGTTGAAGCCGCGAATTTACCCGGCAACGCACGACGGTACGCTTGATGGCAACCCGGTATTCCTGTCCGCCGAGGCGTGGGCCGAGAAGAAGCGCAAGCAGACCTCGGCGACACTCGCCGCGCAGATGCTGCAGAACCCGGCGGCCGGCGCGCAGGCGATGTTCAAGAAGGAATGGCTGCGTTTTGCAGACGTGCGACCGGCGACGCTCAACGTTTATATCTTGTGCGACCCGGCAAGCAGCCGCAAGAAGGGCAGTGATCGCACGGCGATTGCCGTGATCGGCGTCGATGCGGCGCGCAACAAGTACCTGCTCGACGGCTATCACCATCGAATGAGCCTGTCCGAGCGCTGGAATGCGCTGTCCGGACTGCGCAAGGTATGGCTGAACAAGCCCGGCGTGCAACTGGTCAAGGTCGGCTACGAGCGCTACGGCAGCACCTCGGACCTCGAATACTTCGAGGAAAAGATGGAGCGCGCCAAGGATGTCTGGGAAATCCACGAGCTCGCCTGGCCGCGCGACGGCAACGGCAGCAAGTACGACCGCATTCAGCGCCTGGAGCCGGATTTCCGGGCCGGCACCTTCTATCTGGCGGCGGTCACGCCTGGCATTACCAAGAACCAGCAGAAGGTAATCGACGCCGGCCAGGCGTACCGGGTTTTCTCGCCGGTCAAGCGCGCCGACGAGAACCGCGCGGTCTATGCGCTGAACAAGACGCTGCTCGACGAATTCCTCGTCTATCCGTTCGCCGTGCATGACGACCTGCTCGATGCGTGCAGCCGCATTTACGACATCGATGCGGTGCCGCCGATCCTGATCGACGAGCGGATGCTCGAACCCGAAGCCTTTGCTGATGGAGTGTGAGACATGGCTGATGAACAGAAAGTAACGACCAGCACGCGATTGTGGTCCGAGGAAGTCGGCATTGCCGCGGCGTCCGATCCGCTGGCGGCCGGCGATCCGAACAAGGAGCCCGGTTACGAGTTCTCGAACGGACGGACCTTCTTCACCGGCGGCGGGCCGTATGACCAGCCTGCTGAATGACGCGCTGGCCGAGTCCGGACAGGACGACTACAGCCAGTTGCCAGAACCGATCAAACAGGCTTACACGCGCACCGAATACCTGTGGCTGTCGGATGCCGAGAAAGCCAACCTCGTTCAACAGGAGTGCGAACCAGAATGGTGAAAGAACGCGATCAGGACGCCGTTTTACGGATGTTTCTGGCAGGCAAGAGCAAGGCCGAAGTCGGCAAGGAGTTGGGCAAGGACAAGAAGCAGGTCGGCAAGTTGCTGGCGCTGGCAATCAGGGAGAAGGGCAATGATCGACCTATCAGGTGACTCGCCGCAGGTCGCGGCACTCGATTTCAACATGGCGCGGGACATGGCCGAGGCGCTGCACGCGGCCTATCCGGGCCATTTGTGGGCGGTGACGTGCGAGGGCGAGAAGGGCATCGCCACGGTGCGCAACATGTATCTCTCGGGGAATTGGGGCTTCGTCCTCAAACTGAAAGATATTTCGACGGCTTCCGACTGGAAAAAGAAAGTGGTGATGGCCGGCGGCGAGCTGCTGGAGCGCTACCGCTTGAGCCGCGGGAGCGCCGATCAGGCGGCCATTGCGGATCTGCAGTCCGACAAGTTCGGCAACATTCTCGGGGACAAAGCGAAATGAGCGACGCCAACACAACCGGCCTGGACGATGCCCAGGCGCTGACGCTGGCCCGCGATGCCTACTCCGGCAGCACGGATTACTTTGACGCCAACGTGCGCAGCGGCATCGAGAAGGACATTCGCCGCTTTCAGTCGCGCTTCCCGTCCGACTCGAAGTACATGAGCGACGGCTACCGGGCGCGCTCGCGGATCTTTCGGCCGAAGACGCGGGCAACGATCCGCAAGAACGAAGCGGTGGCGGCCGAGGCGTTCTTCTCGACGCTCGACATGGTGTCGATCGCGCCGGCCGATGAGCGTAACGAGCAGCAGGTGGCGTCGGCCGACGTGATGCAGGCGCTCTTGCAACACCGTCTGAGCAAGACGATTCCGTGGTTCCTGACGTGCATCGGCGCCTATCAGGAGGCGCAGGTATGTGGTGTGGTGGTGTCGCATCAATACTGGGAGTTCAACGCAAAGAAGAAGCTCGATCGGCCGCGTATCGAGCTGTTGCCGGTCGAGAATGTGCGCTTTTCGCCGGCGGCGAACTGGGCCGACCCGATCAATACCAGCCCCTACGTCATTCACCTGATGCCGATGTACGTCAAGGACGTGAAAAGCCGGATGCGTTCGGGGCGCTGGACCAGCTACGGGGATGCGCAAATCCTCTCGGCGCTGCGCAACCAGGACACGACGCGCATGGAGCGCGACGGCAACCGCACCGATGCGACGCAGCAGGAGACGGCGATCACGGATTTCACGATTGTCTGGGTGCACCAGAATATCGTCGAGCACGACGACGAGGATCTGATTTTCTACTCGCTCGGCACCGAGTTGCTGCTGTCGTCTCCGGCGCCGCTGATCAGCGAATACGCCGCCGGCACTCGCCCCTTCGCGCTGGGCATCTGCGCGATCGAGGCGCACAAGAACTACCCGGGCGGCGTCAGCCGGATCGGTGCGCAGATCCAGGACGAAATCAACGAGGTAACGAACCAGCGCCTTGACAACGTCAAGTTTGCGATGAACAAGCGCTACTTCGTCAAGCGCAACAAGCAGGTCGATCTGCGCAGCCTGACGCGCAACACGCCGAGCTCGGTGACGCTGATGACCGACCCGGGCGAAGACGTGAAAGTGGTCGAGACAAACGACGTGACGGCCAGCAGCTACAACGAGCAAGACCGGCTGAACATGGATTACGACGACGTGGCCGGCGTCTTTTCCGGCTCCAGCGTGGCGAGCAACCGCAAACTGAACGAAACGGTCGGCGGGATGAACATCCTGACCAGCAACGCCAGCCAGGTGACGGGCTACCAGCTCAAGACCTTTGTCGAAACGTGGGTCGAACCGGTACTGCGCCAGTTGATGCTGCTCGAACAGCACTACGAGACCGACGAAAAGATTCTGGCCCTGGCCGGCACGAAGGCGCAATTGTTCCAGAAGTTCGGCATCGACGCCGTGACCGACGAACTGTTGAGCCAGGAGCTGACGCTGAACGTCAATGTCGGCATGGGGGCGACCAATCCGACCGACAAGATCAACAGCCTGGCGCTCGGCATGGGCACCATCCGCACCGTGCTCGCCGACAACCTGCTGGAGAAATACGGCCTGCAGCCGCAGGAGCTGATCAAGGAAGTGCTTGGCGCGCTCGGGCACAAGGACGGTGGGCGCTTCTTCCGCTTCGAGAACGCCGAAGATCCGCAGATTCAGTCGCTGATGGATCAGGTGCAGCAACTGCAGCAAGCGCTGAACGCCAAGAATCCGCCGGAAGTGATCGCCGCACAGGTCGCCAAGCTGCGCGAAGAGGCCAAGAAGGTCGCCGCCGAGCGCGTCGAAAGCGGCGTGCGCTCGGGTTACTCGGCGATGCAGGCGGCGCAGGTCGTCGCCACCATGCCGGCCGTCGCGCCGATCGCCGACCAGTTGATGCAGATGGCCGGCTACACGCCACCCGATCCGCTCGGCGTTGATCCGGACATTCAGGCGCCGGCAGTCGCCGCGGCACCAGCGGTCGATTTTCCGAACAGCACCAATCCACTGTCGCCGGCCAGCCCCTTCACCGGTGCCGAGGGCGGCATCGAAACCCCGCAAGCTGACGGAGTAATCGCACCATGACCGGCAATCACATCATCGACCCGCAGGTGAAGGCGCTGATGGAGTCGGCGGCGATCGGCGAGGCGGCCAGGCTGTTCCTGCGTTCGGACATGGGCGCCTACCTGACACAGCGCGCGGCTGCCGAGGCCGACGAGGCCATGAGCGAACTGATCGACGCCGACCCGGGCGACGCCAAATTGATCGCCGCGATACAGCAGCGAATTCGGGTGGCGAGCCAGGCAATCGGCTGGCTGGTCGAGGCAATGAGCGAGGGCGACAACGCACTGCGCGCGCTCGAAGAAGAATCCTGACCGGGCATTTTGCCCAAGCACGACCCTGAGCGCTGCGGCGCTCTTTTTTTTGGAGATTCACAATGAACACACGCACTGATGAGAATGCCATCCAGTCGGACGCTACCACTCAGCAGGAGATTGAAAACTCCGACCTTGAGACCAGCGAAGCGGCGCAGATCAGCCCGCGCATGGCGGCAATGGAAGCGATCGCCGCTTCGCGCCGCGACTCGCTGGCCGAAGACGGCGTGGACGTCAGCCAGATGGGCGGCGGGGCGAAAGTTGCCGCCATCGATCCTGACGCCGACCCGGACAACCAACTCGCCGCGCAGCTTGGCGCCGACGAGCGGCCGACCAACTACGCGGCCGACGGCCTGATGGTCAAGGTCAAGATCGACGGCGAGGAAATGGAATTGCCGGTTTCCGAGGTCGTCAAGAGCTACCAGAAAGACCAGACCGCCAGCCGCCGGCTGACCGAGGCGACGCGCTTGCTTCAGATTGCTGAACAGCAAGCAAACAAAGTTGCACAAAACAACGAGCAGGAGAATAATTCACCAAACGCCACTGGCGATGAAGGCAAGGAAGGAAGGCTTTCAGCGATCAAGGGCGCTTTCTCGAAGCTGTATGAAGGCGACGAGGAAGGGGCGGCAGACGCGATGCTGCAGATCCTCGAACAGGGCGCCGGCAAGGCTACCCAGAACGTTGATCCGGCACAGATCGCCACCCAGGTTAGGCAGCAACTCGCAGTTGAAAGCGCATACAGCGAAGTGAAGTCGGACTATCCGGCGCTGTTTGCCAACGACGAGCGCGGTGTGGTTCTCGGCAACGAGACGTTTGCCCGCATGAATGCCAAGGAAGCCTCCGGGGTTCCGCGCAGTCAGGCGTTGCAGGAGTCGGTCGAGGAAGTCGCCCGCTTGTTTGGCATCCAGAAGGCCGGCCGTCAATCGACCGACACCGAGCGTACCGCCCGAGACGAGAAGTTGGCGCGCAAAGCCGTTCTGGACATCCCCAGATCGGCAAACGTGGTAGCTGGCAACGGGAATTCACCGGCCGAAGCCCCGAACGTCTCCAGCGTCATTGCAGAAATGGCGCGGAGCCGACTGGGGCAAAGCATGAGTCCTCGCTGAAAGCTGACAACTCAGTTCGTTTTTTGACATAGGAGGCCAATCATGGCTGGTCAAATTTGGGTAACGAACACCCTCGGCGGTTATATGTATTCGGATAACCTGTCGAAGGTGCTGCGCATGGCGGTGCAACCGCTGGTGAAGTTCCGTCAGTTCGCTGACGTGAAGGACGCCGCAATTCAGGGCAAGGGCAAGGGGCAGGAGTTCCACTGGAACGTCTATTCTGACGTGGCCACGCAAGGAACGACGCTGGTGGAAACCAGCACCATGCCGGAAACCAACTACACCATCACGCAGGGCACGATGACCATTACCGAATACGGTAACGCGGTCCCGTACTCGGGCAAGCTGGACGACCTGTCCGAGCAGCCGGTGAAGGAAGTGATCAGCAAGGTGCTGAAGAACGACGCCAAGAAGGCGTTCGACATCGGCGCCCACGCGCAATTCAATGCCACCCCGCTGCGGGTTTACCCGACCGGCGGCACCTCGACCACGGCCGTCACTCTGACGACCACCGGCACCGCCGGCGGCACCAATGCCGGTGTGGCACTCACCAAGAACCACGTCAAGGGCATCGTCGATACGATGAAGGAGCGGAACATTCCGCCCTATGAAGCCGATGATTATTTCGGCCTCGCACATCCGACGACCTGGCGTCAGCTCAAGAACGATCTGGAATCGGTGCATCAGTACGTGCAGGCCGGTTTCAACATGATCCTCAACGGCGAAATCGGCCGCTACGAGGGCGTGCGTTTCATCGAGCAGACGAACATCGCCAAGGCGGCATGGGGCGGCAGCGTCACCAACTGGGCCTTCTTCTTCGGCGCTGACACGGTGGCCGAGGGCGTGGTGGTGCCCGATGAAATGCGCGGCAAGATCCCGACTGACTTTGGCCGTTCGCGCGGCGTGGCCTGGTACTACATGGGCGGCTTCGGCATCGTCCATACCGGTGTCAGCCAGGCGCGAATCGTCAAGTGGGATTCGACCTGATCGTAGCTGATTGAGGGATGGGGGCTTCGGCCCCCTTTCTTCAAAGCGATTGCGTTGGACGGCAGCAAACCCCTGAAACATTAGGAGCACGACATGGGCAAGAACTTCCCTCGTCCCGACGGTTCCGGCGTAGTGCAAGGCGACTCGGCAGCAATGCCGGACCGCGGCACGAAGACCGGGCTGAACGGTGACACCTACGGCGCCGATCTTTCGACGGACGCCATCAATCGCCAGGGCGGTATCACTGGCGCCACCAAGTCGCACGCGCCGGATGTGATGGCGGGTTGCAACAACAAGGCGGGGTATTGAGCATGAAACTCGACAAGAAGAAGGGTTACGGCACGGTTTCCGGCGATCCAGGCGGCGCCTGCTTCGAGCAGGACGGCCGGATGTTCGACAGCGCCGGCGACGAGATTGTGGCCGACGCACCGGAAGCACCGCCGGCCGCCAAGAAGGTCAAGGCGGACAAGGCGGACAAGGACAAGGCGCCGGAAGCGCCGCCGGCCGCCAAGACTGAGCTCGACGAGCAACTGGCGGCGCAGGGCTGATATGGTCTGGCGTGCCGACGATCCGCAGGGCAACGAAGCAGCCAAGGTGCGCTGGGACATTGTGCCATTCACCCGGGGCCAGGGGCTTGACCTTGGCTGCGGGCCGCACAAGGCTTTTCCCCACTTCACCGGCGTCGATTCGTGCAAGGATGTCGAGTTGTTCGGCATCGAAATGCAGCCGGATTGCGTCGTCGAGACGTGCGCGGCTTTGCCGCAGTTCGCGGACGCCAGCCAGGACTTTGTTTTTTCGTCACACCTGCTTGAACACATCGACGATTACGCCGCGGCACTCAAGGAGTGGTGGCGCGTCATCAAGCCGGGCGGCCATCTGGTGCTCTATCTGCCGCACCAGAACCTTTACCCGCGTTGCGGCACGCCGGGCGCCAATCCGGATCACAAGCATGATTTCGAGCCGAACGATACCAAGCGCGTGCTTTACGAGCTGGGCGGCTGGAATCTGCTGGTTAATGAGGTGCGCGACGAGGCGCAGGAATATTCGTTCCTGCAAATCTTCCAGAAACGCGACGACCTGAAGCAGACGAACCCCTGGCTTGATTACGGGCCAAAGAACCGCAAGCGGGTGTGTGTCGTGCGTTACGGCGGCTTCGGCGACATGCTGCAGGCGGCGTGCGTTCTGCCGGCGCTGAAGCGGCAGGGCTATCACGTCACGGTGATGACGACGCCACGCGGGCAGAGCGTCATCGAGCATGACCCGAACGTCGACGCCTTCTTCATCCAGGACGAGAACCAGGTTCCGAACCATCTGCTGCACGAGTTCTGGGAACACCAGGCCAAGCATTACGACCGCTTCATCAACCTCTCAGAGTCGATCGAGGGGCATTTGCTGGCGCTGCCCGGGCGTGCCAATCACGCCTGGCCGCACAATCTGCGCCACAAGTACCTGAACCAGAATTACCACGAATGGACGGCCGAGCTCGCCGGCGTCGAATTCCGCCCCGACGGCCAGTTCTATCCGACGCAGGAAGAACGGTCGAAGGTTGCGGCGCTGCTTGATCCGGGCTGTTTCACGGTGGTTTTCGCCCTTTCCGGGTCGAGCCAGCACAAGTTCTACGCCGGGCAGGACGCGGTAATCGCCAATCTGCTGCTCGCCGTGCCGGATATTCAGGTTTTCATGACCGGTGACGCCGCCTGCAAGATCCTCGAAGCCGGCTGGGAAAATGAACCGCGCGTGCGCTTGCTTTCCGGCGAGCAATCAATCCGCGAGACGCTGACCCTGGCGCAGATGGTCGATTGCGTAATCGGGCCGGAAACCGGCGTGCTCAACGCCGTGGCCTTCGACGCCAGCGTGCGCAAAGTCTGCCTGCTGTCGCACAGTTCGGCCGAAAACCTGACGAAACACTGGGCCAATACGGCGGCGATCGAGCCGGTCGGCACCGACTGCTACCCCTGCCATCGCCTGCATTACGGCATGAAGTATTGCCGCGAGCACGAAGCCAGCGGAACGGCGATGTGCCAGATGAGCATCGAGCCGCAGCGCGTCGTCGATGCTGCACTGGCGGCCTGCCGTGAAAGGAAAGCGGCATGACGCTCGACCAATTGGTCGCCGCATTTCGCCGCGACATCAAGGACACCAAGAAGCCGTATCTGGTCAGTGCCGACGACGCCATGCGCTACGCCAATCAGGCGCAACGCGAAGCGGCCCGCCGTGCCCGCCTGCTGGTCGATTCAACCAGCGATCTGTGCCAGGTTGCGGTAACGGCTGGCGAAGCGGTGGTCGACATCGATCCGTGCATCATCAGTATCCGCCGCGCCCGCCTACAGTCGGCTTCGCGCCCCTTGCTCAAGGCTGTCGTGCGCGACATGGACGATCACTACGCCGGCTGGGACTCGTCGAGCAACACCTCGACGCCGTATGTCGTCGTGGTCGATTACGCGACCGACCAGCTTTATCTCTACCCGACACCAAGCACCAGCGACACGCTGCTGCTTACCGTGACGCGCGAGCCGCTGGAAGACATGGAAGCGGATTCGAGCACGCCGGAAATCGCGCCGCGCTATCACGAAGCGCTGATCGCCTGGATGAAGTACCGCGCCTATACGGCCGACGACTCCGACCTCTACAGCGAAGCACAGGCGGCGCGCGCCAACGCCGCCTTCGAGGCCGAATTTGGCCCGCCGACGAGCGCGGTCAATGAGCGTTTCGACCTTGAGCACTACGACGATGTGGGAGAACGTTGATGACCACGAGCAAAGACCTCGCGTTCGTTCAAGGCAAGACCTTCGCCCTGGTCCTGCGCTGGGCGACTGAACCGATCGTACGCAAGGCGATCAGCGCAATCACGACGCCGACCGGCGCCGCACGTCTCACCGTTCCCGCGCACGGCATTCCTGATGGATGGGACTGCGCCGTCGTCAGCGCAAAAGGGATGACCGAGATCAACGCCGCTGATCCGAACGACATTCGAGACGGCGAGTACACGCCGGCCACCGTCATCGATGCCAACACCGTCGAGCTGAACAAGATCAACGCCGCGGGCTTCAAGGCTTACACCTCGTCGGGCTTCCTGCAGTACAACACGCCGGTCAGCCTGGCCGGCTTCACCGCGCGCATGAAGATCAAGGACAAGATCGGAGGCACCGTGCTGGCTTCGACCGATGTAGGCGACACGCCGCTCGACATCCTGACGATCACGATTGATGACGCGGCGAAGACGATCACCCTGGGCGTCGCTGCGACGGCGACCGACGACCTGACGTGGACCAAGGGCGTCTATGACCTCGAAATGGTCAGCGCGACAGGTGTCGTCACGGCGCTGCTCAGCGGCAAGGTTTCAGTCAGCAAGGAGGTCACGACGTGATGGATCAGACGCTCATCAATTGGATATTGGCCTGTGGTGGCGCACTGCTCGGCGCGATGCTCAACGCCATCTGGAACAGCGTCAAGGATTTGCAGAAGGCCGACACCAAGCTCGCTGAGCGGGTCGGCGAGATCGAGGTGCTGGTTGCCGGAAGCTACGTCAAGCGCGACGACATGGACAAGCTGGCCGGCGCCATCTTCGCCAAGCTCGACCGCATCGAGGCCAAACTCGACGGCAAGGCCGACAAATGAACATTCTCGACCTCACCCTGCAGCGCGAAATCCTCGACGAGGAATTCACCCTCGGTCGCCTCTACGTCGCCAACGTGCACTTCGGCTACACCTGCGAAGACGCCGACCGCCAGCTTGAAACGTTTCCTGAAAGGAAAGTTCATGGGTCAAGTGCTATTCCTCGCGGACGCTATCGCCTCACGGCAAGCCTCTCAAATCGCTTTGGTCGGGACATGCCCATCCTGGTCGGAGTCCCCGGTTTCTCCGGCGTTCGCATTCATGGCGGAAATGGCCCTGCTGACACAGAGGGTTGTCCTCTTCTGGGGCGTGTACGTACCCCTCGCGGTGTCGCTAACTGTGCGGAGCGAAACACTGCTCTCTTGAAACTGATCAACGATACCGAGGAAGCCGGCAACGAGTGCTGGTTGACGGTGGAGTGATGGAACTATGGCTGAACCGCTACCGCATCCGCAGCACGCTAATCCTTTCGATAGCGATCTGGATGGTGTACTCCGCTGCCCAGTGGGGCATGTGGTTCGCCGTCGGGAATACGCGGAGTGGGCTGGAAATTGCAGCCATCCTGACCGCTGTACAAGCGCCTGCGACATTTTTAGCCGGGTGGGCGTTCAAGATATTTCAGGAGAATAAAACGACATGACCACCGCCTTGTTCGGACTGCTCCGCCCACTCTGGCCCTATTTCGCCGCCTTCGCCCTCGGCGGGTTCATGGCTGGTGGCGTCGCGTGGAAAGTCCAGGGTTTGCGCCTGACCGCAGCGCAACAAGAATTCACCGACTACAAACAGACGCAGAAACAACTCATTCAGGAGGCAAAAGATGCCGCAGACAGACAACGAGATCAGGCGCGTGAAAACTTTACTGGCGCGGTCAAGGTTCTTGCAGCGGACATCGAAGCTGGTGCTGCTTACAACCGCTGCCTTGCTGCTGGTAAGTGTGGCCGCGTGCGAGACGTGCCCACCTGTGCCGACCTCCGCCTACCGTCCGCCAGCCGAACTGATGCAGCCGGCGCCGACGCAGTACCTGCTGCCCGAGACCCTGCGCCGGAAGTAGTCATCGACTGTGCCAAGGCGACGCTGCTGATCAACCAGCTACAGAACGACATCGAAAATCAACCGGGATACGACAAATGATTGTTACCACGACCAAAGGCGACATGGACGATTCGCTGCTTGAAAAGCGCGTCATCGAATCGGACGAGCCGGACGCCTTCGTCACCGCCACCGAATACTGGCTCGACGGCGAGCTGGTGCATCGCGGAGTTCATGCCGCGCTGAAATCAAAAGGTCTCTTTTCCCCCCAAGCACAAGGATTCAATCATGGCTAATACCACCGCAGTAAGTGTTCAATTCAAGGTCGACTCGATGGTCGCCATCCTGCCGGCCGCTATCAGCACGTTGAAGGCTGCGCTGTATCTCGCCTCGGCGACAATCAACGGCAGTTCTACCGCGTACACTGCTACCGGCGAAGCGTCTGGCACCGGCTACACCGCCGGCGGCGTCGCCGTTACGGCCGCCACCGCGCCGTCAGCATCGGGCACCAACGCGATCTGGACGCCGACCGCAAGCATCGTCTACTCGACGATCACGCCGCCCTCGGCCGTCGATACGGTCATGATTTACGACACGGCACGCTCGAACAAGGCGATTGGCACATGGAACTTCGGTTCGCAGACGATCACCGCCGGCACCCTGACGCTGACCATGCCGGCCAACGCCGTCGGCACCGCGCTGCTGCAGTGCTGATTTAGCCCGGAGTTCCCGTGGCAACGATCACCTCCACCGAAGCCGGGGCGACCGGGCGCTATATCAACCTCGGCTCGCCCGCGAGCCAGGATGATATTCGCGCGCAGACGATCATCGCCTATTGCAAGCCGACGGCGGCGGGCGGCGGCGGGTTTGCCTACCTGCTCGGCAAGATGACCGGCGCCACTCCGACCGGGCCGCGCTTCTTTATTCGCGATTCCGGCAGCGGTCCGTACATTTCGTTCGGGCAGGACTCGACCACCACGGCGACCGCGCCGAATCGGGAAGGGACGCTGAACGAAGTCACCTATGGTAACTGGGTGCACATCGGCACGACGTGGGATGGCTCGCTCAACAAGACCGGCATCAAACTGTTCGTCGAAAAAGTCGAGAGCACCTACGGTACGGCGGGGGGCAGCAACGGGGCAGGGTCGCTGACATCCGACGCCTCGCTCGACCTCTTCCTGATGAACCGGGGGCCGTCTGGTACGCTTGGTCGTGAGTTCGTCGGCGACGTTGCTTATGTCGCGCGCTGGAACCGCGTGTTGTCGACGGTCGAATACGACAGCGCGGTCGACAGCGGGCCACTATCGGTGCCGTCCGGACTGATTCTCTGCTGGGCGAACGATCAGGATTACTCGACCAACGCCATCACTGCAACAGCACGTTCAACACGAGTAACTGGTAGCACGCCGACCAACACGGCGCTGGGAGGTGATGTTGCGCTGACCGGCCAGAGTTACAGCTACACGCAAGGAACGCTCGCAAAATCAATTGAAGTTGCAATGGCCGGTCAGAGCTTCGCGCTGAGCCAAGGCGCGCTGTCGGCATCGACCGGTAGCAATGTCACGCTTGAACTGAGCGGCCAGAGCTACACCCTTGCACAAGGCGCAGCAGCCGTTGCATTGACCAAAGCCGTGACCGGCCAGAGCTACACGCACAGCCAGGGCGCGCTCAATACGATGGTGCTCGAAGGCGCTTACGAACGATCAAGCGTCGATCTTTCCGGGTCGAGTATTTCCGGCGCAGGCGACAGCGCGGTCATCTCGATCCTTCCGAAGGTGCAGGAAAGCGAAGTCGCCACGCACGGCATCGCCTGGCTGGCGCCCTCGGTCGATGTGGTCGGCGTCAACGGCTTCCGCCCGACCTTCCGCTTCCTCGCTTACAAGAATTCGTCCGGCGGCAACCACGGCTACTCGGATGGCTGGCCAAGCACCATGCGGCCAATGTATTCGTATGACGATGGCGAGACGTGGAACTACTTCGACACCAACGTCACGCGCGACGCCGGCAACGAATGGATCGAGTTTCGGCACTCGACGGCCTTCACCGGCAACAAGGTACGCATCTCGCGCAGCCGGCAGGTCACGCTGCACCAAGTCGGCGATTGGCTGGCGGAGCAGGCGGCGGCTTACAGCAGCTCCTTTGTGCCGACGGCTGCGGCGGCGGCTTACACGCCGAGCGGATCGGTCGCGGATTACGCTGCGCAAACATTTATCGCCGATGAGTTTTCGACGCAGACCGACAGCCTGGGTGCTACGGTGCCGGTCACGCCGTTCTACTCTGCCGAAATCAACGACACGTCATTGACGCCGGCCGGCGGCGGCGCCAAGCGCCTCGCGTTGATCGGTTGCGGCGTGCATGCCGGCGAAGACCCGGCGTGGTACACGTTCAAGGCGTTTGTCGCCTACCTTCTTGGATCGAGCGTTGCAGCGCTGGCAATTCGCGCCGAATACAAGATCAAGTTATACCCGTGCATGAACGCGCCAGGCAAGGCGGGCGGCGCCTGGCGGGGCAGTTGGACGCAAGGACTGGCTGGCGCGGACGACATCAACCGTCATGCCTCCGACACCGATTCGACGCTGGAAATTGTCGACAAGCCCAAAGCGGTAATGACGACCGACCGGGCCGGCACCGTACCCGACTGGGTGATCGACTTTCATAGCGCTTACAGCGGCTTGTGGTCGTACAGCGAAAAGCCGGCCGACGCGTATCACGCCCGCTGGAAGGCTGGCATGCTCGGCTACGGCTATACGCTTGCCGATGTCGGCGCCCCCCCTGATGGATCACTCGAAACTTACTGGCGCAACCTCGGCGTAAAACTTGTCGTGACCAGTGAGCAGGGCGAAACGAACCCGGTGAGCGACGCGGCGATTGTTGCTTACGGAGAAACACAACTCAAGGTCATCAACGACCTGATGGAAGAGGGCGCCTTCTTCGTCATCCCGGCAGGCGTCAGCTATACACATAGCCAAGGCGCACCGGACGTCGGCGTCACCGTGGCGCTCGGTGGACAAAGTTATGCACACAGTCAGGGCGCGTTCGGCGTCTCGACCGGTGGCGATGTCACGGTCGGACTGAGCGGCCAGGTTATCGACTTCACGCAAGGCACGCTGAGCAAAGTTACCAGCGTGCTGGCGACCGGCCAGACCTATACCTTTGCGCAAGGCGGCTTGAGTGCAGCGGTCAGCACAGGTTTGACAGGGCAGTCGTACGCGCTGACGCAAGGGTCAGTGAGTGCGTCGGGCGGGGCGCTGCCGAGCGGCACCGTCGACCTGTCACCAGCGACGATCAACGCGCTGGCCATCGCCATCGCCGACGCGATTTACGCGCATCCGAGCGCACTGAGCGGAGGTGCTATCGCCACTGCGGTCTGGGCGAAGACGCTGCCATGAGTACCGCCGGAGAAATTCTTGTTGCGTTGAGCGGACTGACCGGCGTCAGCGCAGGCGAGCACTTGCTGGCAGCTACTGCGGGCAACGGGATGATTTATGCCAACCGCTTCTCGGTGCAGATTCAGGAAGCGACAACGACCGTCACGCGACGGACGAAAGTCGCCACACAACCCGCCGAGAAGCCAGCGACACAAGTGCACAGGGCAGCGGCGCCGAGCAAGTACGTCTCGGTGTGCACGTCGCGGGAACGTATCGCAGTTATGACGCAGACCGACTGCCTCATCGTCACGCAGCGCAGCGCCGGCACAACCGTCACGCAGCAGTTTGAAACCGCAACGATTATCAAGAAGCGCAACTAAAGGAGCAACATCATGGCCATCATTCATCTCATCGACGCAGTAAAACACGCGATGCTCACCCCGCTGCGCGACGCGATTGACGCCGGCACTTCTGCTGGCGTCATCGACATCTACAGCGGCACCATCCCGACGACGGCAGCAACAGCGATTGGTGCGCAGGTGCTGCTCGGCACGCTGACCTTCTCCGACCCGTGCTGCACGACGGTCGGCACGCCAACTGCCGGTTCGCTGACGATGGCCGCCATCACGCAGGACTCGGCAGCGGATGCCACAGGTACGGCAGCCTGGGCGCGCATCTCGTCGGTGACGGGCGGCGTCAAGACCACGGTAGGCGACATTGACATCACGACGACCGGCGGCGGCGGAACGATGCAGATGAACACGACGAACATCGTCATCGGCGGGCCGATCCTGATTTCCGCTTTCGCCTTCTCGCTGTAAGGGACGGTCATGGCGCACATCATCGCGGACATGGTCAAGGAGACGTCGACCACGACAGGCACCGGCGCGCTGACCGTGGCCGGCGCACTGACTGGCCACCGTGCGTTGTCCTCGGTGCTGGCGGTCGGCGATACCTGCTTCTATACGGCACGCGGCGTCGATGCGACGGAAGCCCCGACCGGCGAGTGGGAGTGCGGTCTCGGCACCTACTCCGGCGCAAACACGCTGACGCGAACGACCGTGCTGTCGAGCAGCAACGCCGGAGCGGCGGTGTCTTTCTCGGCGGGCACCAAACAGGTGTTTATCTCGATGCCGGCAGCGCAGGTGGCATGGGCGCGCGAACGACTTACTGCTGATCGCACCTACTACGTGCGCACCGACGGCAGCGACACGAACACTGGCCTTGCGAACACTTCGGGCGGCGCGTTCCTGACCATCCAAAAAGCCGTCAATACGATCTGCAACACGCTGAGCCTTGCCGGGTTCACGGTGACGGTACAGATCGCCGACGGCACTTACACCGGAGCGACGCTGCTCAAGCCTCTGCCCGACAACGGCGCAGTGACGATTCAGGGCAACAGTGGGACGCCGGCCAACGTTCTGATTTCGACGACATCGGCGGATTGTTTCAAGGCGTCCGGGGCGGGGGCATCCTACACCATAAAAGACTTGAAGGTTCAGACGACAACGTCAGGTGATTGCATATTTGGCACCTTGCAGGCAGAGGTGCAAATCTCCAACGTGGTTTTTGGAGCATGCGCCGCGTATCACACAGAAGCAGACTATGGCGCGCTAGTAACGGCCATTGGTAACTACAGTATTGCAGGTGCGGCGCAGGTTCATTGGTTGGCGTGGAAAGGGGGCGTGATCAACGTCCCGTCCAAAACTGTAACAATTACGGGAACCCCCGCTTTTTCAGCAGGGTTTGCATACGCAGAACGACTGGGGATGATAATTTCTGCAGGCACTACGTACAGCGGGAGTGCGACGGGGGTGCGTTACACAGTAACCCTAAACGCGATCATTCATAGCGGAACAGCACTTCCTGGCAGCTCGGCAGGTACTGCCGCGACTGGCGGGCAGTATCTCTAAATGAGCCTCGGCGCCTCAGCCCTCGGTTCCTCCCCACTCGGCAGCGCATCTCAAGCTGCCAGCGGCATTACCTGTTTTGTCGCCGAGGCGCTGCCGCTTGCTGGTGCCGTTACGTCGGTGCATGGCGTTGCCGGCAGCGTCGTCGCCGACCTGTCGCTGACTGCTGCGGCACAAGCGGTCTACCTCCCGATTGCCGTCGTCAGCCAGCAGATCAACCTGTTCGGTACGGTCGTCGGCGACGCCCAGGCGCACGGTGTTGTCGCGGCGTCTCTGCCACTCACGGCGGCTGCCGTCGGCGCCGGTCATGTCGCCGCTACCGTCGACGGCGCGCTGCCGCTCACAGCGGTCGTCACCTCATCGGGCGCTGCGGTCAGCGTTGTCGCAGCGGCGCTGCCGTTCGCCGGCCTTGTTGCGGGTGCTACTGCCGCTGCCGGCACGGTCACGGGCATATTCACCTTGACCTGCGCCGTCGCTGGGCAAGCGGTGCCCGCCGGGCGCATCTCGGGCCAAATCCGGCTGACCGGAGCGGCGACGGGCAATGCCGGGCGCTTCGCCACCATCTCGGCAAGATTGCCGCTCGCCGGGAACATCGTTGCCGCCACGGGTCGCACGGCGTCGGCAGCCGGCCTGCTGCGTATTTTCGGTAGTGTCTCGGCGACGCACGGCATCAGCGGGTTGATTGCCACGCCACTGCCGCTAGAGGGCTTCGTGCTTGGTACAACGATTCCGCAAGTCGCAGGGGTGGTTGATTTCACCCTGCCGCTGCACGGCGCAGCCTACGCCGAACACCCGCCGCCTGAGTGGCAACCAGGCGTGTCCATCCACACGCGCCCGCAACATCTCTCGGTGCTGACGCAATGAGCGACGACTGGCTCAAGAACGGCCTGCCTGTTTATCACGGGGGCAAGGACCGACAGGGTGCGCGCTCTGAGATCGACAAGCTCGGCGGACCGTCAGGCTTCAAGACGAGCCAGTACACGAACGCCGACGGCAGCGTGACGACGGTGCAACTCAAAGGCGACATGCCGCCGCAGATCAGCACGACCGGAACGAAAAGCGAAACGCCCTACGTCGAAATGGACTCGGGTGGCATCGACCTCGTCGCCGTCGCGCCGCTGGCCGCCGAGCGCTTTGACGACGGGCGGCTGCGCTATGGCACCGAGACGCGCGCCTACGCGGCGGCAAAACGCCTGCAGGGGAAACTCAACACCCGCACGCTGGCCTCAAGCCCGTGCGTCGAGGGCGGACCGCCCGTGTCGTTCCGCGTGCTCGCCGATTCCTTCGGTGTGCGCAACGAGACGCTGGTCGATCTGCTCTACCTGAAAAAACTGTGCGCCTCTTACGCGCCGGCCAGCATGTTCTGCGGCAAGGCCAGGCTCTACGCGCAGGCCCAGTACGGCGCACCGTTGAAATACTGGCAGTGGGCGCCGTCGGTCGGCACAGGCTCGCCGCCGGAGCTGCGCAGCGGCGCGGTGGGGATCACAACGCACAGCGGCGTTTATCTGGATGCCGACAAGACACACTGGCTGCTCAGCATGGACAACCTCGGCGTCAAAATCACGCGCCTGAAGCGCCGCGCCGAGGTGCAACCGCTGGTCAACAAGCTCGCGGGCAGCCTGTCGGTCGATGAAGCCGAGAAGGTTGAGGCGTACATCCTGTCGCGCTCCTACCCTGACCCGACGATGAGTTTCTGGGTCGCCATCCCCGACACACCTGTCTGCGACATGCTCGGCTACGGCTGGAAGTTCAACTGGAACGGCACCGCAGCCGACATCATCGAGATCACGCCGCACGAAATTTCGCTCGGCGTGACGAACTACACGTCCAAACACTACCGGGTCAGCTTCAGCCGCGCGCCGCTGGCCGTCAGCCTCGACCCAACCCTGGCGGAATGGGAGCGAGAAAAGCTGCGCTGGAGCGCGACCCTGTCGGTCGTCGAATCATCAGCCCCGTGGCGCAACTACAAGTACAGCGAGGTGATCGCCTCGCCACTGTGGGGTGCCTACGAACTTGGCATCTTCGGCTCCGTGCTCGGCGGCGCCTACGGCGATGCGCCGGTCTACTGCTTCTACCAGCGTAACGAGCTGCAGGTCTTCCGCTTTACTGCCAGCGGCGGCGAGGCCGTCGTCAAGTACAGCCGCACGGGTGATGTCGGATGGATGGGCAACCACGACTGGTCGGTCGAGAATCCGCCCGTCACCAACCTGCACGGCACGGTCGGCTTGCAAGGGGCCGGAGGCGAATGGCGGCAGCGCACCAACGAACCGTTCACGGGCGGGTTCACCGGGCCGGGCGCCGCCGCTCTGGTGACACTACAGAGTTACAGCTTTCTGGAGCAGAGTTGCGACAACAAAACGCTCAGCAACGTCACCTACTACGACGACGGGATCAGTAGTACCAACGCCGTCTATCGCGGTGACGCGACCATCAGCGCGTCATTGACACGCAACCTGTCGGACGGCGTGCCTTTTTACGAAGGCGGCGCAAGCGGCCCAACGCTCACGGCCACCTCTTACGGCAACCTGCGCGCGAGTACCGGGGCGGGCGCCGGGTCAGACATCACCGTCGCGCAGAGCGAAACGACCGGGACGGTGTCAGAAAGCGACAACTCGCTGCTGATCATCCCGTTCGGCGACGCCGAGGCGGTCTACCTGCATGCCGTTAAAACGACGACGCGCGACGCTGACACGAAGACCGGATCGGGCACGTCGAACGGCGGCTCGTTTTTCGTCATCTATTACGAGTGGGAATACCTCGGCGTGCATGATAACTGGGTAACGACCTTCGGCGCCGACGGCACGCACCTGCCGGCCGTTTCATGGGGCGCCCCGGTCAACACCCGCGTCACGACGGCGACGACGCTCGCCGCGCAACTCGTCACCAGCACCGGCAGCTACGACTTCACCCCGGAAGGCTCGCTGTCGCCGTTCTATGCGCCGGGCGCCGAAACCGTATCACAGAGCTACTGGACCAACACCAGCCTGCGCGGCGCGTGCTTCGGTCAAGGCGCGTCCAACCCGGCAGGTTTTGCCACCTCAAACCCTTTCATCGGATGGGCATAATGAAATTTTCCAACTTCCTCGGCATCAACAACCGTCTGCCCGACTTTGCGTTGAACATCCGCACGCGCCAGCTACAGGGCGACTATCTGCACAGCGCCGACAACGTCGATGTCGACAACGCCGGCAAGCTGCGCCGGCGCAAAGGCACCGCGCTGCACCAGGCGATGACCGCGCCACACAGTTTGTTCAACGACGCCTTCCTGGTGCGCGACTACACGCTCTATGCCGTCGAATTGCCGACCTACAGCGAGACGCTGGTCAAGGTGCTGACCAGCAACGCTGCGATGAGTTACGTGGCGCTCGGCGACGACACCTACTACAGCAACGGCGTCGACAGCGGTCGTGTGACTGCTGGCACGGCTTATCCGCTCGGTCTGGCTACACCCACTGCGCCGGCCCTCGCCGGCATCGGCGGCGCGCTGCTCGCCGGAAATTATCAGGTGGCGGTCAGCCAGTTCAACAACACGACCGGCGAGGAAGGCGGCGTCTCACCGGCGACCAGCTACGAGCTGACGAGCACCGGCGGCATCCGCGTCACGCTACCTGCCGTGGCGACCGGCGCGACGCACATCAACGTCTATCTCTCGGCGGCGAACGGCAGCGTGCCGTATCTGCTCGCCACCGTCACAGGTGCGACTTACGACTGCATCGCGCTGGCTACCGGGCGCGAAGCCAGCGAGCGCTTCGAGGCACCGCTTCCGGCCGGCACGCTGTTCATGAGTAATGGACGCTTGTGCTCGTTCGCCGGCAGCATGGTCTATGTTGGCCTGCCGTATCGGCCCGGCTACTACCTGCCGGCGGAAGGCTACATCCCGTTCTCGGCTGACGTGAGCATCGCCATCGAGAATCAGGGCGGCACCTTCATCGCGGCGGACAAGACCTACTGGGTGCCCGGCGACCTGGGTGACGTGCAGGATAAACTCCCCACGGTGCTGCCCTACGGCGCGGTGCCGGGTACGGCGTTCAGCTTTCCCGACAACAGCATGGTCGGCTGGTTCGGCGCACAGGGCGTCGTCTTCGGCGCGACCAGTGGCGAGGTCGAGGCGGTGATGAACGAGAACATCGACCTGACCGCGCCGGCCAGCGGCAGCGCAGCGGTGTTCCAGAACGACGGTTATCAGCGCGTGATGTCCTGCGGCTGGAGCGTGAACATGGACAACAAGGCGGCGACGACCTACAGCGACTGGGATTTCACCAGCGTCTCGGGCAACTACGGCACCAAGGCCGACGGCATCTATCTACTAAATGTCGTCGGATTAGTAGACGCCAGTATCAATTTTGGCAGACAGGATTTCAACGGCGAGACGTTCAAGCACCTGCCGGCGGTCTATCTCGGCGTCGATGCCGAGTATCCGATGCGCCTGCGCGTGCAGGCACCGGGCGGCGTTGATTACGAGTACGACGCGCGCAGCGGCAGCGACGAACTGCAGCAGCAGCGCATCGACCCGGGCCGCGGGCTGCGTGCCTGCTGGTATGACCTGACCTTGAGCAACACCGAGGGTTCCGACTTCACCCTGGCGAGCGTCAGCTTCGCCGCCACTGCAACGCAACGGAGAATTTAATCATGGCAGATATTGTCTCTTACTCAGGCATCGGCCTCTACCCGCCGTTCGTCCGTGACGTCATAAACGCCGCGTGGAATGAGGGTACGGCCAAAGCAAACGCCTTCGGCGTCAAGATCAACGACATCGAAGCGGCCATCGCCACGCCCGGCATCGTCGCCGACATCACCGCCGACGTAGCGACCGGCGCAACCGTCACCGAACCGGCAGTCGACATCCCGGCCAGCGCCGATGTGACCGACGTGATGGGCATGTTCGACACCAAGTACCTCGAACTGGTGGCGCTGCTCTCGACCAAGTTCACCGACTTCCGCGCGGCATACTTTCCTGACGACAGCGCCGCTTACGCGCAGGTCGAAGACTGGCTGCAGGCCGGGCTGGCGAATGACTCCGGTCTGCCGGCAGCGACGCGCGCCCAGTTGATGACCGACAGCACCGACCGTCTGGTCGCCGACGGCGTGCGGGCTACCGACGCGGTGCTGCAGACCTTCGCTGCGCGGCGCTTTCCGCTACCGCCCGGTGCCGCCGCCGGCGCAGCGCTGCAGATCGCGCAGAAGGTGCAGGACGGAATTTCCGAAGCCAGCCTGAAACTGACGGTCGCCTCGGTCGAGCAGTTGAAGTGGAACGTCGACAAACTGATCGGCCTGCGCCAACTGGCGATGAGTTCGGCCGTCGAGTACATCAAGGCGCTGGCCTCCGGCCCGGAGATGGCCAGTCGTCTGGTCGGCATCGGTTACGACGCGCAGAGCAAACTGATTTCAGCCGCCAGCCAGTTCTACGGCGTGCGCGCCGAGGTGGCGAAGATGACGAATCAGGTCAGCCAGTTCAACGTCACCACTGCGCTGCAGGCCGACGAGAAGAATCAGGCGGTCGACATGATGCTCGTCGAAACGCGCCTTAAAGCGCTGCTCAGCGAAGCACAGGCGATTGCCCAAATGGCTACCAGCCTGTTCAACAACATCCACGCCTCGGCAGGTGTTTCGGCCAGCGACTCGGTTTCCACGTCACTGTGATTGCGTGCGAGAAAGCAAGCAAATAACAGCATATAATGAGCACCACGACGCAAGGAGATTGGCCATGCAGAACGCCCTGAAAATGGATTACGACGCAGCAACTGGCGGCAGCTCGATCAAGATGCCGGTGCGCAAGCCGGGCGGCAACCCGCTGGCAAATGCACGGCACTATGCCGATGGCGGCCTGATCGGCGATCCGCAACAAGTCAATCCGGCGGCGCCGAGTCCAAATGCGCAATTGGGCGGTCTGGTGGCGCAAGCGATTGCCGGCCTGGCCCCCAAGGCACCGGCCCCAATGACGCAGGCGCAGATCGTCAATCAGGACATGAACAATCTGGGGAAGGTCAGCGCGATCCCGGGCGAAGGTTCTGGCGCGAGCCATAACTGGATGGTCAAGTCGGCCGCCGAACAGGCGCAGGCGCAGGGGCTGGACCCGAACGCGGGAAAGCCGTTCTACAAGCCCAGCGGACAACTGACCAAAGGCTCGGTGCGCGACGGGTATCAGCCGGCAGCGCGCAACGCACCGCCCGCCAACATGATGACGCCGGTCGATCAACTCTTTGCGCCGCGTGGCTTTGCTGGCGGCGGCATTGTTGGTCTGATGGCCGGGCGCGGCGCACAGATCGACGCCGCCGTCGACGGCGCGGTCAACGGCGCGCAGCCCGCTACGCCAGCGCCGGTTCAACCCGCCGCGCCGGAGCCGGTCGACCAGTCGGTCAAGGACGCCGTCGCCCGCGCCAACGCAGCGACCAAGCCGAAAGGCATGCTCTCTGGTCTGCGCAGCAAACTCGGCTTCGCCCAGGGCGGCAAGATCGAAGGCCCGGGCACGCCGACTTCGGACAGTATCGACGCCGAGGTGCGCGAAACCGGCGAGCCGATCAAGGTATCGACCGACGAGCGCATCCTTTCCGAAGCGCAGGATGCGTTTCTCAGTAAGTTGGCTGAACAGTTGGGCTTTGCTTCGCTTGACGAAATGCTGGAGCAGGGCACCGGCCAGCCGGTCGGGCCGACGGTCAAGGGCGGCCAGCGTGCTGCGGCGGGCGGCTTACCACCGGAAACGGCCGACACCTGGCCGAATGGGCAGAAGAAACTGGCGCCGGCCAATCCGCTCGCGCAGGTTGCCGCTGCGCCTGCCGTGGCGGCCGACCCGAGCATGATCAACGGCATTCGCCACGAGGCGCAGCCGGTCTCGGTAGGCAATCCGCTGGCAGCGATCGGCGAGACGCTGAAGTTCATGCTGCCGGTCAGCGCCGACAGCCGGATCGAGGCGCGGCGCACGGCCAGCCGGACCGAATTGAATGAAGCTCCGACAGCCCCGGCAGCAAGCAAACCGGGCAATCCGCCCGTAGCGGCGCCGGCAAGCAATCCGGTAACGACGCAGGAAACCGGCAACGGCTTCACCGGGCAGAAAATGGTGAGTTCCGGCAATGGTGACTATGCAGTCAGCGGCAAGGCGACGCAGGACGCCACCAAGATGCAAGCCCCGGACGGCGGCGGATACGTCACCGGAAAAGGCGGCAAGGCGATTTTCGCACCCGGCGGTGCGCCGCAGCAAGCCAGCGCCGGCCCGAAGGACGCCTACGGCAACGATATGACGCGAACCAACGCCATGAAGGCCGAGTTGGCGCAGATGGAGCGCGCGCGTTACGGCCGCGACATGCAGGACGACATCAAAGACCCGCGCGTGATCGCCCTGGCGCAACTCAACCTGAACCGGCTGAACCAGCAGGAGCAGGGCGAGCGGCAGGCGGTTTCGGCCGGGCTCGACCAGCAGGGCAAGCGCGATGCGCTGGCGAAATCCGGGCAGATCAACCAGATGATCAGCGAACTGTCGTCGGCCAAGACGCCGGAAGACCTCAGCGCCAAGCGCTCGAATCTGCTGGCCGCGCAGGGGCGCAATCCGAACGAACACCGCTACTTTGTCGGCGACGACGAGATGACGGGCGTGGACGGCAGCAAGTCGAAACGCTCGGTGCTGCTCGATGCGCTGGCGCCGGGCGGGCGACCGGGTGGGCAGGCGCAAGGATCTTCGGCAAACGTTCCATCGCAAGCGGCCGACATGCTGCGCAAGAATCCGGCGCTGGCCGCCGACTTTGACAAGAAGTACGGCGCGGGTGCCGCCAAACAAATCCTCGGAAGATAGAACCTATGGGCAACGCCTTTGACCAGTTCGACGCGCCGGAAGCCAACCCGTTCGACCAGTTCGACGCGAAGCCCGAAAAAAGCAACCCGCTGCGCCGGCTGATTGCCGATCCGGCGATTTCGCTGCTCAAGGGCGTGGTATCGGTTCCCGAGGCGGCGGTCGGTCTTGCCGACCTGGCCACCGGCGGGCAGGCCGGCAAACTGGCCGAAGAGGCCGGATTCCGCCCGAAGGAAGCGAAGAACATTCTTGACGAGTACCTGAGCCCGGAGCAGCGGGCGGCGAACGCCAATCTGAAGCAGGCCGATGGTTTTGTCGACACGCTCGGCGCGGTCGCCAGCAATCCGTCGGTGGTGCCGCATGCCGTTCTGGAGTCGTTGCCGCTGATGGGCGCCGGCGGCGTCGTGGCGCGCGCCTTGCCGGTCGGCTCGGCGGTGCTGCGCGGTGCGCTTGGCGAGGGCATTGCCGGCATGGGCTCGTCCGCTGAAAGCATCCGCCAGGAAAGCGACGACGGGCTGCTCTCCAGCAAACAGGCATTGGCGGCTGGCGCATCCGGGGCGGGCGTTGCGGCGTTCGGCGCGGCCGGCGGCAAACTGGCGCAGCGCATGGGAATCGGCGATGTGGATACGCTGCTGGCCGGCGGCGTGCAGAACATCGGCAAGAAGGGTTTGCTAAAGTCGGCGGCGAGCGGCGCGCTGTCCGAGGGCGTTCTGGAAGAATTGCCGCAATCCGTATGGGAACAGGGCGCACAGAATATCGCGCTCGACCGCCCGCTCGGCGAAGGCGTCGGCCAGGCCGCAGCGATGGGCCTGGTGACGGGCGCGGCAATGGGCGCCGGCGGTGGCGCGATCGGCTCGATCTACGCCAAATCGCGGCAGGAAAAGATTGCCGCCGAGCCGCAACCGGAAATCGCTGGACTGCTGCCGGCGCCGACGCTGGCCGGAACGCCGAACGACCAGATGCTGCAGGCAGCGGTGGCACGGCAGAACGAAGTCGACGCGGCGCAGAAAAACGCCGACGAAATCTACGCCGAGCGCGCCGCCTACGAACAGGCGATGCAGGCGCTGTACCCGGGCGGTGCGACGATCACCGCCGACCTTGTGCCGCTGCAGCAGAAGATCGACGACCTGCTCGGTGTCGATCAGACGAAGTTGAAAGGTCTGGCGCGCGTCAAGTACCAGAAGGATCTGGAAAAAGCCTTTGGCGAAGTCGTCGGCATCACGCAGGACGACAACGGACGCGAAATCCCGCTGACCCTCGGCGTCTTGCTCGACTCGCAGGCGACCGCCGAGCAGATGGCCAAGCAGACGCTGGCCGTGCGCCACACCGAGCAGCAGACCGCTGCGCGCCTGCAGCAACTGGCCGACGAGGAAAGCACCATCCAGCCCGATGCCATCCCGGTCGTCGGCCCGTTGTCGGCCGCTGCCAATCAGGCGGTGCAGACCGGCGTCACGGCGCAGGTGCAGATGCAGCAGGCGGCTGAACAGGTCGCACAGGCACAGACAAAAGCACCGAAGAACAAGCAAGATCAGGCCGCTGATCCTGGCCCGCTGGCAGCGATTGCGGCGCCGAGTGCAAACGTACTTGCACAAAACGCGCCGGATAGCGTCATTCCGGCCGCCGAACAGATTGCCGCAGCGCAGCCGGCGCAAACGTCCGGGGGTTCCCAGACTCAACCTGAACCGGTTGCCGCTGCGGCCCCCGTTCGCGCCTACCCGAAAGGGCAGGCGACCATGCTCGCCGGCCGCCTGACACGGCAGGGCTTCCCGTCTGAAGTCTATCCGCATCCGACGATCGCCGACGCCTACGCGATCCGCGTAGCGCAAGGAGAGAACAATGGCGCAGTCGCTGAACAAGCCGTTCCCCAAGTGGCTGCGCAAGGCACTGAAGGCCGGCGCGCTGACGCACCAGGAAGCGCAGATGTTTCACTGTCTGCACCTGCTGGCAACACAGAGCGAACCGGCGACGGCGCCGAAGTGGCTGCATCCGGCGTGCGACAAGCTGTACCTGCTGGAACTACCGGCGCACAGAGCGCGCCACTGAGCAAGAAGCCGCGCAAGCAGATCGATGCCGGCCGCGATTCGCTGTTCGTCGCCATCGCCAAGGCGGGCGGCATGGATACCGACGAGCTGCTGACCAACGGATTTGACCAGAACGACATCACCTACCAGGGCGCGGCGCGCGTCGGCAAGAAAAGCGGCGTGCTCGGCAAGGCGCCGCGGCGCGCGCTGTCGTTCGGCTTCGCCTTGCCGCTGCACAAGAAGGGCGGCATGTCGTTCGACGCCATGCGCGAGGCGATGCAGCAGTACGGCTACCTGCCGGAAGGCGCGACGAAGAACGATGCGATCGACCTCTTCCGCCGCGAACTGGGTGGCGAGCGGGTATTGACGCCAGGCGCTGCGGAAAACGCCGCCGAAACCGACCGCGCCGCATACGATGCGCAGATGCTGGCCGAACAGGAACGCATCGACGCCGAGCGTGCCGTAGAGGATGCCATCGAGGAAGAAACCGGCTATGCTGACCTGAGCGCCGAAGAACAGGCGCATGCCGACGCTTACGACGATCTGGTCTTTGACGAAGATGCTTCGCCGCAGGACAGTGACGACATCGCCGCCGGCATGCGAGCAATTGGCTTTAGCGAAAAGGAAATCAACGATGAACTTGCAAAAACAGCAGAAACTCAAGGAACTGGCGGCCAAACTGACGCCGGAACAAGCCAGGAAATCGGCGCTGATAGGCCTGGAAATGGGGCGCAGGAAGTTGGCGCACGTCAAGGCACAGGAAGCCAAGAAGCCGAAGGGCTGACCGGGCAGAGCAACGAAGAGGCCGCCGCGCAATTCGCGCAGCAGGAAGAAACCGCCGTCTCGAAGGAACAAGCCGACCGCGAACGCGACGCCGTGCCGTTCTCGCTGGCGCAGCAGAGCCAGCCAAAGCCGCAGGGCGTGCAGGGCGGCATGTTCACGCCGGATGGCCGGGTCAGCGCCGAGGCGATCGACGCCGCCGCGCACGAAGCGGCGACCAGCCCGAAGAACGATCTGCCGCAACCGTCGGAAGCGCAGATCGAAGCGGGCAACTATAAAAAAGGTCACGTCGTCCTGCACGGCCTGGACATTGCCATCGAGAACCCGATGGGCTCGACGCGCTCCGGCACCGACGAGGACGGCAAGGCGTGGTCAACGACGATGACCAGCCATTACGGCTACATCAAGCGCACCGAAGGCAACGACGGCGATCATGTGGACGTCTTCGTCGGCGCGAAGCCGGAGAGCGAAATGGTCTTCGTGGTCGATCAGAGCAATGCCGACGGCTCGTTCGACGAACACAAGGTCATGCTCGGCTTCGAGAACATGCTGACCGCCAAGGCCGGCTATGCGAAGAACTACCAGGCCGGCTGGATGAAGTCGCGCGTGCTCACCGTGACGCCGATGAGCGTTGATCTGTTCAAGCAGTGGCTGGAGGACGCCGATCTGTCGCAGCCTGCCGCCGAGTGGGCGCCGGTCAAATTCACCGGCCAGCTTGAAGTCGAGTTTGACGGCAAGCGTTATCCGGTCAAAAGCCTTGATGAAGCGTCCGACAAGTGGGTCGCGTTTCGTGAAGAAAGCGAGGCCGGCGTCTCCGAAATCGGCAACGGCATCCCGGTTTTTCTTGACGGGCAACAGGTGGCGCGCATTTCGTACAACGGCAGGGTATGGCCGTTCGCCAACATCAAGACGTTGCCGGCCGCTGCGCCCAAGACGCTACCCGAGCGCGTCGCCGCCAACCAGCAGAAGAAAACCGACGAGCAGGCTGCGCGCAAGGCGAAGTTTGCCGATCTGATGGCGCAGCGGAAGGCTTTGAAAGAAAACGCGCCAGAGCTTTCAAAGCCTGCGGAAAATGGAACGCCGGCTATTGAAGCCGCTGACCTGTCTAAAAAAGCCGAAAAAACAGACACGTCCGCCGAACCCGTACAGAAAACGGCAGAAATTGAGCAGATCAGCCCGCAAGCGCGCGGGCGCGCGGATTTCCTGTCCGGCAAGGAACGAATCATTCCTGACGACCTGCGCAATCTGGAGGCGATCGCCTACAACCAGGGCTACGCCGAGGCGCAACTTGAAGCCGACTACCTCAAGACCCGCGAAGGTAAGGAAATCGTTGTTCGCCCGGGCGAGTTCCCGACCAAGGAAGTCGATGCGTCGTATTCGCACATCAGCCATTCGGGCGCATCGCGTGCGCGGTCAGAGCGTGATTCGTTTGTCGAAACAGTTGATCGGCTTTACGACGAGGCGATGGCGCTTGCCGAAACGCCGGAACAGAAGTCCGCGGCAAAGCGGGCGGCGATTTCGTTCAAGAACGAATATCTCGAACGCCTGCAGGCGGTAATCCGGGTGCGCAGCGGCACCTATAGCGCTTTCATCGCCGGGCGTTCCGGGCTGAATACGAAACAGGCCAACGCCAGAAATAGCGCACTCGATCGCGCGCAGGACAGTTTCGCCGCCTGGCAGCGATCGGCCGAGCCGGAAATCAAGCAAGCCGTGCTCGATGCGCGCAACCCTGAGCAACTGGCCGCCGAGCAGGCGAAGAAGGATGGCAAGGCCGAGAAAGCCCGTGCGCAACTGCTCGATCTCGTTTCGGGAATTGTCACGTTCAAGAAGGGCGATAGCGTCAAGTTCGGCGGGTACAACATCGCCAAGGTGTCGCTTGGCAAAGACGGCTACCCGTCGAGCGTCACGGTGGATGCAACCGACCTGACCGACAACAAGTTCGACATCGCGCGCATGCTGTTCAAGGGCGACAAAGAAGCGCTGCGCGCTGCGGTTGACGAGGTGCGCGCAGACCAAGCAACGGAGGAATCTGCGCCAGCCGCTTCGCCCGAAGCCGCCGTCGAGAAAACGCAGGCCGCCATGGAACCATCCTGGGATGCCTTCGCCGACTTCTGGAACGGCATGCTCGAAGGCAGGGGCTCGATTACCGACGTGCAGGAATCGTTCGCCACGATCCTTGACCGCGCCGAAGAATTCAAGGCGACGATCGGCAAACTGAAGAACGACCAGTTGAAGCGCATGCTGGGCTGGTCGGCACGCCCGGGTGACAAGAAGTCGGAGATGGTCGACAAGGTCTATGACGGCACCTTGGCCCGCTTCACGCTGAACAAGGAAACGCCGAGCAAGCGCTGGAGTTACGGCGAGGACATCAACAAGGTCAATCAGGCGTACAACGAGCAGTTGCGCGCGATCGTCAATGGCCTGACCGATGCCGACCTGACCGAGTTCCGCGACAAGATCGCCGAAAACGGCAAGGCGCGCAAAGCCGCGCTCGAAGAGAAGAAAGCCGCCGTCGCCGATCCGAAGACGCTGGAAGACTTCAATCTGTATGTGACCTACAGCCAGAACACCGGCAAGACGCAGAAGGAAGCGTACCAGGCGCTGACTTCCGAGCAAAAGGCATTGTGGGATAGCCTGGCGGCAGAAAAGACGCGTAGCGAGCGGGCAAATCGCGTTGGCGCGCAGCGGTCGGAAGTGACGGTAGCGGCGACGACGACCGAAGGGCAGATCGTTACGACCAAGCACACCAAGACCGGGCAGGATCTGTTCGTCGTCAAGGCGGCCGAGCGCGTCGAGCGCGACGTTTATACGCACTGGAACGCCACCGCGAAGCGCCTGGGCGGCTGGTACTCGTCGTTCCGCGGCAATGGCGCGGTGCCCGGCTTCCAGTTCAAGACGATGGAGAATGCGCAAGCCTTCCTGAAGTTCATCGGCGGCGATGTGAGCGAGGCCAAGGAAGTTGTTCAGGAACGCCGCGACGCCTACGCCGACGACCGCAGCCAGTCGGCGGTCGAGCGCTTGAATGAAATGGCCGAGCGGCTGGAAGAATCTGCCGATGCGTCGATGTCGCAGGACCGTAAAGCCAACACCGCACGCCGGGCGCGCTTTGCCGCTTCCGCCGAAGCCGCGGCGAGCAGTCAGCAGGCGCTGGCCAAGACGATGCGCAATATCGCCGGGGCGATTGAATCCGGCACGGCCAAGTTTCTCGACAAGGTGCGCCAGAAGGTGCAGGTCGAACTGCTGCAGGACTTTGTGCGCACGGCGAAAGACGACGAGCTGCGCGCCAAGTATCCGAGCTACGGCGATCAGGAGAAGCACAAGAGCGAACCGGCGACCAGCGCGACGGCCGAGCATGCGGTGTGGCCGAGCTACACGATGTACCGCTCTGACCTGGCCAATCTCGGGCGCAAACTGATCGAGGTCGAGGGCACCAAGAAGATCGGCCTGCAGATTCTGAAGGTGGCCGACGACGTAAGCGACGCCTATCTGGCCTTCGCCAAGGCGAATCTTTCTCAGGTGATGAAGTTCAGTACCAAGGACGGCGGGCTTGCCGCGTTCAATACCCGCGATGCCGCAGAATCGGCGATCGCCCGCAGCGGCTTCAAGGGCAAGGCAGTCCCGTATCAGATCAAGCGCGGCGAACACACGATCATCTACAGCCCGACCGAAGCGCAGGAGCGCGGGGTATGGACCGGGGATGCCGACAAGAAAATCACCCTGACCGCAGAGTTCGGCGCCGAACTGGTCGAGAAACTGGGCCGGGTCAATCGCAGCCGGGAAAAGGTCGCGGTGCCGTGGCAGTTCGAGACGACCTACGCCCGGCGCAAGAAGCTGGCGCAGATGGGCATCGAGACGAACGCCGAATTCAGAACCGCTTTGCGCGAGTTCATCGGCCTGCGCGAAGCGCCGAAGGAAGCCGACAAGATCAAGGCGCTTGAGCGCGCCATGATCGGGCGCAAGAACGACGGGCTCGACTTCTTCCCGACGCCGGCCAGCACCGCGCAGGAAATGCTTGACGCGGCCGACATCAAGGAAGGGATGAGCGTTCTTGAGCCTTCGGCCGGCATGGGGCATATCGCCGAGCAGATCCGCGAAGCCGGGGTAGAACCTGACGTTGTGGAGATGGCGAACGACCGCAAAGAACTGCTGGAGGAAAATGGCTTCAATGTCGTCGGCCGCGACTTCATGGATGTCACCGAGCAGTACGACCGGATCATCATGAATCCGCCTTTTTCGGATCGCCGGGACGCGCAGCACGTCCAGCACGCCTATTCGCTGCTCAAGCCGGGCGGCCGGCTGGTGTCGATCATGGGCGAGGGTGTGTTTTTCGGGCAGGACAAGAAGGCCGAAACCTTCCGCAACTGGCTGGAGGAAGTGGGCGGCACGTCGGAGAAGTTGCCCGAAGGGTCGTTCCTCGATCCGTCGCTGCCGGTGAATACCGGCGTCAATGCGCGCATGGTGGTGGTCGACAAGCCGGAAGGAGTCTCTGCGCCGGCCGACAACAGCGAGAACAAGTACAACGTCAGCCCCAAGATGGCCGGCGAATCCGGCCTTGGCCAGGCCACCATCACGCCGACCAAGAGCCTGCCGTTCATTGCCAGCATGCTGGCCAAGGAAAACGCGACACAAGTCACCGTCAAAGGAGGAAACGTCGATGTACTCAACAAGGTCGCCGGCCTGTTCGGCAAAAGAATCATCTTCTTCCGCACCGTGGATGGCCGTCGATCTGAAAACGGGAACGTGGGCGCACAAGCTGGGCGAACTGAATCTGACGCCGACGCAACTGGCAAGAGCAATCAGCTACCGAACGATGGCAACGTCACCAACGGCTTCGTCAATGCCGGGCGGCCTGACCTTGTTTTCCTGAACGTCGATTCTGCAAATCATCTGCTCTACATCGTCGGGCATGAGCTCGGACACTCGCTGAAAGTCGATGATCCCGCCTTGTGGTCGGCAATGGGCAAGGAATTGCAGCCGTTGATTCGCCGCTGGTCCGAGTACAAGGCCAATCAGGCGCAGCAACTGGACGACGCCGGCATGGCCGAAGAGCTGTTCGGCGACATCATCGGGCAGAACTTCCTGAATGAAGCCTTCTGGCAGGACATGGCGAAAGAGAACCAATCGCTGTTCGCCAGGATTGCCCATGCCGCTATCCGCCTGCTGAACAAGGCGCTGAAACTGATCGTCGGGCAGGATGTTTCGATCTACGTCAGCGACATGGAACAGGCCCGGGCGATCGTCGCCAAGACGATGGCCAAGTATGCCGAAGGATCGGCCAGGGGGATTTACTCGCGCTACGCCGAAGGGCAGAAGCAGACCGAGACGCCGGCGTTCGAGAAGTGGTTTGCTGACAGCAAGGTGGTCGATGCTGACGGTAAGCCGCTGGTGGTTTATCACGGGACGCGAAGCGACATAACGCAGTTTGACTCGAAGTTTACTAAGGTTGTAGAGGGAATTTTTTTCACGCCAGAAACAGGTTACGCAAGTCAAATGGCCATAGGGCGGCAAGATGGTGCGAATGTGATGCCGCTCTATGTGTCGCTCAAAAACCCAAGCATTATTGACGTATCAAAAGGCGACTATTACAACAACAGTTCTCTTGAATCCGCAATGTCAAGCAGATCGGATGGCGTAATTGTTTTCGGAGAAGACGGCAATATCCATGTGGTTATCGCCAGAGATGCATCGCAGATCAAATCCGCCATCGGCAACAACGGCGACTTCGACGCCAGCAACCCGGACATTCGCTACAACAAGTCAGCGGCAGGTTCCGGTGTAGACGTCCGCTACAACGTCACCGACGACGACGCCTGGTCAGTCTCCGAGCCGTCAAAGCTCGACGACGTGATTTACGCCGTGCAGGACAAGCACGTCGACACCAAGCGCGTGCTGCAGGCGATCAAGGCGAACGGGCAGAAGATCGCCGACCAGATCGACCCTTACCTGCAGGAAGAACTGTTTCACGGCCGGGCGACCAAGGGCGTCAAGGATTTCATCGACTTCGAGCTGCGCCCGCTGCTCAAGGAAATGCAGGATGGCGGGGTCGATATGGGCGACTTCGAGGAATATCTGTGGAACCGGCACGCGCCGGAGCGCAACGCGCAGATTGCCAAGATCAACCCCGATATGAAGGACGGCGGCTCCGGCATCAAGACGGCCGAGGCGCGCGCCTATCTGGCGAACCTGAACGGCGCGCAGCGCGCCACCTTCGAGGCGCTGGCCAGGCGGATCGACGGCATCAACAAGGGCAGCCAGCGCGTGCTGGTCGAGTCCGGGCTGGAGAAACAGGAAACGGTCGACGCCTGGAACGGCGCCTACCAGCATTACGTGCCGCTGCAACGCGAGGATGTGGATAGCGGCCACGTCGGCACCGGCAAGGGCTTCAGCGTGCGCGGCAGTTCGAGCAAGCGGGCGATGGGCTCCGGCCGGGCGGTGGTCGATATCATTGCCAACATCACCATGCAGCGCGAGCGCAACATCGTGCGCGCTGAAAAGAACCGGGTGAGCAATGCACTGATGGGGCTGGCGGTGGGCAATCCGAACGCCGATTTCTGGACGGTCGACACGGCGCCGAAAGAGCGGGTGGTCGAGCAGAAGGCGATTTACACCGTCACCGACGCGGCCGGCGAGGCGACCGAATTCACGCGCATGAGCGACGCCGAGAAGTTTGCGCGCTCGCTGCCGGAAGCCGGGATCGAACAGACCTGGGGCGACCGGGTGACAGAGCGGGTCGTTCCCGGTTTCTCGTCGCGCGATAACGTGCTGCTGACGCGGATCAACGGCGAAGACCACTACATCATCTTCAACGAGCGCGACGAACGGGCGATGCGCATGGCGCAGTCGCTGAAGAATCTCGACATGGACAACCTTGGTCGCGTGCTGTCGATCGTCGGCAAGGCGACGCGCTACCTGGCGTCGATCAACACGCAGTACAACCCGGTGTTTGGCGTGATCAACCTGATCCGCGACGCGCAGGGGGCGCTGATCAACCTGTCGTCGACGCCGCTCGCCGGCCAGCAGAAGAAGGTTTTCGGCTACACCAAGGATGCGCTGATCGGCATCTATCAGGACATTCGCGCGCACCGCGCCGGCAAGAAGCCGGCGTCAAGCTGGGCGGGGCTGTTCGAGGAATTCCAGAAGGAAGGCGGGCAGACCGGCTACCGCGACCAGTACGCCAACGCCGAGCAGCGCGCCGAGGCGATCCGCTCGGAGCTCGGGCAGTTCAAGGAAGGCAAGGCCCGGCAACTGACGCGCGGCGTTTTCGGCTGGCTGTCGGACTACAACGAGACGATGGAAAACGCGGTGCGCCTGGCCGCCTACAAGACGGCGAAAGAGCAGGGCATGAGTCGGCAGCAGGCGGCGTCGCTGGCCAAGAACATCACCGTCAACTTCAACCGCAAGGGTCAGATGGCGACGCAGGTCGGCGCCCTTTACGCCTTCTTCAACGCCTCGGTACAGGGCTCGGCACGGCTGGCGGAAACGCTGTTCGAGCCGAATAACGGCGATCTCAAGTCGGCTCGGCTGTCGAAGGTCGGCAAGAAGATCATCGCCGGCGGAATCCTGCTCGGCACCATGCAGGCGCTGCTGCTCGCCGCGGCGGGCTTTGACGACGACGAGCCGCCCGACTTCGTGCGCGAGCGCAATCTGATTCTGCCGATCGGCGGCGGCAAATACCTGACGCTGGCGATGCCGCTCGGCTTCCACGTTCTGCCGGGGATTGGCCGGATCGCTACCGAGTTCGTCCTGAGCGGCGGCAAGGATCCGCTGAAACGCATCGCGGCGTTTGCTTCGATGTTCGCCGAGTCGTTCAACCCGATCGGCAGCTCGGGCTTCAGCCTGCAGACGATTACGCCGTCGGTGGTCGATCCGTTCGCCGCGCTGGCCGAGAACCGCGATTTCACCGGCAAGGAAATCTACCGCGAGAATCGCAACGCGATGAGCCCGACGCCTGGCCATGCGCGCGCCAAGGACGTGGCAACGGTCTGGAGCCGCTATCTGTCCGAGTCGATCAACTGGATGACCGGCGGCACGGAGTTCAAGCCGGGGCTGGTCAGCCCGTCACCGGATGGCATCGATTACCTGCTCGGGCAACTGACGGGCGGGGTCGGGCGCGAAATGAGCAAGGCGTTCCAGTCCGGCGCGGCGACGCTGACCGGCGAGGATTTGCCGCTGTACAAGGTGCCGCTGGCCGGCCGTTTCGTCGGCGACACCGAGGGGCAGAGCGGCCAGTCGGCGAAGTTTTACGCCGCGATCAAGCAGGTCAACATGCACGAAGCCGAGTACAAGGGTCTGCTGAAGGCCGGTCGGCGCCAGGAGGCAAGCGAGTACCTGGCCGAGAATCCCGGCGTGCGCCTGATCATGGCCGGCAATCACGCCGAACGCGCCGTGCAGAAGCTGCGCGCGGAAAAGCGCTCGCTGCTGGAGAAAGACGCCGGCAAGGAACAGATTCGCGCGATCGACGAGCGGATCACGGAAACGATGCGCGCCTTCAACGCCCGGGCGGCTATTTGATGAGCAGGTAGACGAGGTTGAGCGAGCCGACGGCGATCATGGCGCCCCAGACATAGAACAGGAACGACTCCTTGTCGTCCTTGCTGCTCCACATCAGCCAGGCGAGAAAGAGGATGCCAAGAAAGATGAAGAGGCCAAAACCCTGCTGCATGCTCTGGCTACTCGTCTTTTCTGGCGACCGGGCGGACGACCAGGAATTCAAACCCCGCGGCAAAGCCGAAGGTCAGGAGTAGAACGGCGACGCCTGAGATGCTAAAGTTGCCGATCAGCCACAGGTTGAACAGTAATATCCCAAACCCGGCCCAGCGTAGTTTTGTCGATTTTTTCATTCCGCCCCTCCGGCAGTTTGACGCATCGCTCTGATTATATGCGAGCAAGATTTTTTGTCATGCTCAATGATGAATGCTTGCCATTAAGCAATCTTTGATCTAAAGTTTCTCCATCGAAGGCGCCCAGCGTTGCGTGAGTGGAATCACATCTTGGCGTCTTCAGTTGGTCATCAATGGGAAACGCTGTGCCTGAGGCTTCGAGCCTACCGCCTCCAGTCGGAAATTCCACCAGGCACAGCAGCCCACCTAACTGGAGAAGTTCATGAATCTCACCACAACCATCCACGGCGGTAGCACCGACGGCCCGACCATGACCAGCCGCGAGCTTGCTGATCTGACCGGCAAGCAACACCAGCACGTTAAGCGCGACATTCGCAACATGCTGGAAGCGCTCGGAAAAGGTGTGTCCAGTTTTGGACGCACCTACAAAGACGCCCAAAACAAGGATCAGGAGGAATACGCGCTCGACCGCGAACTGACCTTGACGCTGGTTTCCGGCTACGACATTCCGCTGCGGCACCGGGTTGTGACAAAACTGGCCGAGCTTGAATCGCGCCCGGCACAGCCGATGATCCCGCAAACGCTCTCCGAAGCCCTTCGCCTGGCCGCCGATCTTGCCGACCAGAGGGCGCAGCTTTCCGAACAACTGGCCATCGCTGCGCCGAAGGCGGAAGCCTTGGCCCGCATCGCCGAGGCCGATGGCTGCCTCGGCCTGCAGGAAGCCGGCAAGGCACTGCAGCAGAAGCCGAACAAGTTCATCAACTGGCTGCGCGAAAAGGGCTGGATCTACCGCCGCGCCGGCTCGTCGACCAATCTCGGCCGGGCAGAGAAGGTGGACGCCGGCTACGTGACGCACAAGGTCAGGACGATCGATCTGCCGGACGGCGGGCAGAAGGTCTGCGAGCAGGCGCTGATCACGCCGAAAGGACTGGTCAAGCTGTCCATGATGCTCAACGTCAAACAGCCTTCTGACCGCGCGATGATTGGCGGTATGGCATAGTCGCTGCGTGAACCAACGAAAAAGGAACGACATGATCCGGGACAAAGATGGAACAAAATGGCTGACAGCAAAAAGACTGGCAGAACTTCTGGAGACATTGCCGCCCGATAGCAGGGTGATGCCAAACACGGTCGGGAATCTGCTTGTGCTGTCTCCAGACGGTTTGCGTAGCATCGCGTTTGTTGACTTCGTTGGCGCCGGCGAAGTCGAGTCGATGGAGTAGTGGACTAGCGCTTAGGTGATGGGCCGAGGCAACACCAGTTGCCGAAGGTCCAGCGCAGCGACATCGACCGCCGTGTTAGGGCGCTTTTTGGAGAAACACATGCTGAACCTGTTGAAAAAATAGTGGAGCAAGCCGGGTGACGATCTTTGCTCGGCGATGGACTTTGCGTTCGAGGCCGGCGCCAAAGCGGCGCGAAAAGAATGCGCAGAACTGGTGAGGGCCGAGGCGCTCCACTGGAAAGCGCAAGGCCAGGAAGACACGCGAGATTTTGAGATTTGCGCACTGCTAATCGAGCGCTCTAACGCTGAGCTAAGGGGCGGCGACAGCCGTCCCGCTTGAGCGCCGGGTTGGGCGCGACTACGAAGAAAGAAGAGCGCGATGAGAGAGATTGACGAACGCGATTGCCAGCATGGATGGGCAGACACAGAGCAAGAAGCAATTGAGCGGGCAAAGTACAGGTTTCGGCTGCTCCGCACTGGAGAGCGAATTAAGCGCGGAGATGAGTGCCTGAATGATGACTGTGAAACATGGAGCGAGGTGAGCGCCATCGTATTGCGATGCGACTACAACCCGGCAGTCTTTGTGCCGCACCGCAGACCGACGCCCAACGCAGAAATCAGCCCGCCGCGTGATGCGGGTTGAGAACAAGCGCCGCCCGTATTCGGTCGCGGCTGGATTGACGGGTTATGGGTCTGGAAACTACGGAGAACGATGAAATGGCAAAAATCACTTTGGACAGGCCGGATGACGAACACCTGACCATCCTCTTGGACGGCGAGGAAGTCGGACGCTTCAACCACGACGAGCACGGATGGTCCGGCATGGAGTCGGCCGAAAAGCTGGCAACGCGACTGGCTGGAAAGCTTGGCATCGAGGTTGAGGAAACCTTCGGCGCAGAAGACGCATAACGTAGAAGTGAGCGGCCCGGAGGCGGCATTATCGCCGGAGGGTCGCGCTCGACTGCCGGGTTGTGCGGCTGGCAGCCACGAAGAAAGGAAATGACATGCTGATTTCAAGACGCGGGTTCCT